AGAACCATTCTGAAGGTTTTGAAATTGTCCATTCAAAGTAAGAACATAATGTCCTTGGTATCCTTTGTCTGGATAGGTGAATTGTTTTGCTAGTTTATCCCAAGCGCGGAATTTAAGTGTTCTCATTTAAGTTTAAGTAAGTTTGGAATAGATTCGATTTCTTTTATTAATTCTTCTTCATTAAATACACCTTTAAACATTTCAGAATCAATATACAACTTTCCTTCAAATACTGTTTCATTACTATCAGTATCTATAGTAATAAGTTTAAACACTTTTTGTGTACCCATATCTACTACTCTTTTTATTTCAGTTTTCATATTTCTTTCTCTCAAGTCTAACTTCTTTTCTCTTCATGTCAAGATTTTCTATTTTTTCTAGAATTTTTTTGTTATAGTGTTTTTTAAAGTCAAAATAGCGGGAAGCAAAAGGATTTATTTGATTTCGTAATTTTGAAATCTCTCTATCTAACTTTTGCAGTTTTTTAAAATTGGTCGAAGAAGCACGACTCGAACGTGCGCCACTCATGCGTCCATGGTTGTTCTTTCCGCCTAAACTATTCTTCGAAATTTTCACTTCTCTTTCTGAATTTTCTTTTCAAGTCAAAAGTTGTTTTCTTTTTTTTAAAATATTAAACAAAATTTCTTTACTTTCTTTTAGCATACTATCGAAGAAAGTTAAACCTGTTTCTTCTAATTTAAAATTCGTAACGTTAATTGAGTGAATGGTTTTTCCGTCTTCGTCTTTCGCTGCTAGTTCTAAGATAAAAGTTTCGTTATTCATGGTAACTTTTTTTTCATTCTTTGGAAAATGATCAGGGCAAGGTTCGCATCCTTCGTAATAACATTTTCCGCATCTATGAGTATCATAACTCCATGTTCTTTCTGTCATATTATTCTTTCCATTCTCCAAAAACTTTCAAATAATTCTCAGCACGTTGACGAGTAGTAGAAGAACATAAACCTTTTTCAAAACTACAATAATATTCATCCCAAGACAATTCATCTATCTTCATAAGAAAATTCTCTGCTTCAATCATTGCTTCGTGATTATTACAAAAATCTTTATATGCTGAATCGATTTCTTTAGCAATTATAGTGTTAATTTGTTCGTCTGTCATACTTTTCTATAATGTTAATAAACTGACTTAAATCCCAAGAATATACACCATGATCTCCGTTGTCGAGAATCGGGCATGTTTTACCTCTCATAAAATTATCCCACTCATTATGAAGATCGTGTGGCAAAATATTCAAAACTTCCCCTTCACTAATACTAGGAGAATTTAATAAATTTTTTAAATCCGTCATGAAATCAATACTACATTATTCGTAGGACAAGTCAAGCCAATTCGTATGCTCTGGCATTATTTCCACATTAACACCAACTTCTTCTGATTTGTTGATGATGTCATTAAGAACACCAGAACCATACATATGCATTCCGTAGTTACTATTAAAACCTTTATATATAGAACCAGAAAATCCTTCAAACAACCATGAATCTTCTCCCTTTGATACCTTTCTAATACCACTATTCAGCTTCCAAGAATTAGAACCAAGATAACCACCATACCAGCATCCAAATACTTTGTAAGTTAAAGGAACATTCTTTCCTTCAATCTTAACAACTACCCATTTGTCCGGAACATAATCGCTCATAATCTTATTCTAATATATGTCCTCTGAATATATATCTAATTTTTGGATTTTTTCCGATTCTATCTATTGGCAGAAAATTATCTTTAAATGTAATAAAAAGATCTTTTGTTTCAATTGCACCAATAGGCCCAGAAATAACTTGACAAAGAATATAATAAACCAAGTATTTTTTCCCCTTTAAAAAGTTTTTCATATCATTCAAAGAATCATATTCAATTAAAGAGCAAACTTCCACTTTCCCGTTATAACTAAATACTGGGCCTAATCCAAATACTTCAGCATTCTTGATGATTTCATAATCAAAAATATATTCACCCACATGATCAACTTGGGGTTCTTTTATAAATTCTAACCATTCTTCTACATTTTTTGTATATCCTGCTTCTTCAATTTTTGTTTCTTCAAATTTAGGAAGACTTTGTTCTATTTCGTTTGTTAATGTTTCTATTTCTGTATTCATAGTTTATCAAACCAGCAAAGTTCATATACTAGATCGCCAGTTTCTTTTAGTGTAACACCAGTTGAAGAAGAAGCAACCATAATATTTGTTACTGTGTATTCTTTTCCTTCTTCAAGCTTCTTAGCATTCTCTATTCTATCTTTAAAGTAATGCCACGTTCCAGCTTTCTTAAAGATAATTTTATCTCCTCTTTTTGTATTTTTATAATCTGCTCTCATTGTTAAAAATTTTTAATAAATATTATTATAGCACATGAAGACTAAAGATCAAGTTTTATTAGAAGAAGCTTATCAAGTTGTGGTATCTAAAAAAATACCACAACTTGTAATAGATAGTATGATGGAAGGTAAGCCTGAAAATAAGTCAGAAGAAGAGTTTCTTAAAATTACCTCAGAGAGATTAAAAGGTATTGTTTGGTCTGACCGTCCCTTAACATTTCAGCTTGCATTTAACCAATTAGCTGTCCTTCATCCAATATACCATCCTTGGTTTGATACGACCCAAGAGATACAAGGGTTTGTAAAAGAATATAAAAAAGCGGTTTTAAATAAAACAAAACTTCCTCAGGAATATTCTTTTGTTCAACAAGATATAGATAAAACATATGATGTTGACGTAGATGAAATGATGAGAAGACGACCATTAATACTACTACAAAAAGGAAATCAATATAGCATTATAGATGGAAACCATCGTTTTTGGGGCAAGGTAGCTCAAGAATTAAGAAAAGATGGAAATATAGAATATGTCTCTGTAAACGCTCTCATAGGTAAAATGAAGGGTTAGGTCTTTTGTAACTTCAAGTGTTTTGTTTCTGCTCTCATTTCACCAAATAGTCTATATACTTTTGCATGTTTGTCAAGTCTTCTTCTAAAATTCCTTCAACTGAAGAAACAGCAACTGCTCCGCTATATCCTTTTCTGTTATGGAGTTCAATATCTTTATAGTATCTCAAATCAAAAGTGAAATAATCCTCAAATACTGGCACAACTGCTTCTAAATGCACTCTTCTATTAGTTGACCACTTGCTTCTAAAGCAAAACTGCCAATGACAATAAGCGTCTTGCTCTGGTTCATCCATTGATACAGACAAATCCTTCCAGCATCCAGAATACCTTCCATCCGTATACCACATGTATTCAAAATGATGGAAGTTAAATTCTCGGAGTTGCTCTTGAATCTTTTCTGCTTTTTTGAAAAATCTTATTGTTTCAGCTTTCATTATGAGAAGTGCAAATCGTATGAATAAAGTTGTTGGTTTTCGTCAACCAAAACCAATTTCCATGATGGAGGGTCTGTTTCTTGCTTTTCTACGTAAACATCAACTATATTAAATTTTGGTACCTCTTCCACAATAGGTTTTAATGCAATTGGCTTTGCGGCTTTAACTTGAATCGGTTGCATGTTATTCATAGATTATTCTGTTGGTTGCATTCTATCTGGAACAAATATCCCATCCTCTAAAGAACAATTCTTCCATTTGGAAACATAAGTCTTAATGTCCTTTCCTAGAATTTCAGAAGCAAATCCTAGAATACGAATGTTAGGCCAAGCTATGTTTCTAACTTTCAATATCTCTTTTAAAGCCTCTTCCACTGTTCTCCCAGACATTACTAAAGCTATAATTCCAACAGCAGTAGACCTAGAAATTCCAGCAAAGCAATTTACTCCAAGATTGTGTGGCTTATCGTCTTCTGCAAAGGGTTTTAAAAAAGTAATGATGTTCTGTATGTGTTGTTTTTTAGGAGCTTCTTCTTCTAAGTGTGTCCATTGAAGCCCGTCTTCATCCGACCAATCAGCAAAGAACTGATGAAAAAACTTTACATTCTTTTCAACAAAATTCTTACGCATTCTATTAATTTGTTTCCTGTCTTCTTGACCTACAACAGAAATCCAAACATCATATTCTGTATTGTTTTTGTTAAAACTATAACTCTCTGCTTCTGCAAGATTTGTTATTTTAATTTTATTGATCATATATTCCAAGTTGTAGTTGATACGCTATCTCCACATTGATCGCAAATATGTGGATCGTGTTCATAATCATCATATTGAAAAAGATGAATAACGTTTTCTAAAAGAATCGTCTGTTCTGAAATCCCCTCCTTAATCTTTTCAAAAAGATAATTCAACATCTCATTGTATTCTTGTTCAGATAGTTCAGAAAAAGACCTATCATTGACAGTAAAATCAAATGCAGTACATCCAGTTGTTTCTATAAATTTGTATTTTGTTTTCACTTTAAATGTTTTTCGTATTCTTTAATTGCATAACCAGCCTCATGAAATAATTTCGGACCTATTACTGTTACTGGATTTTGTTTTGATATTTCGTACATGTGCAATACGACACCGTATAGATTTTTAGCAATATCTTTCAATTTTTCGTTTTCCTCAAAACATTTAGAATGTTCGGATTGTTGCTTTAAAAGACATTTCCCGTATTTTTCAATTGCTTCTTTAGTGTAGGTATCTAATTTCTCTAAACATCCATGAGCGGACAAACCGCTTTCGTAAAAAGCGAACTCTTCCCATTGTTGAATCATGGAATCTTTCATTGTATCATTTCCAATCTGTCAACATAGATATATCCTACGTTGTTATTTTGAATTGTTTTCACTCTAAACCAGTTTCCTTCTTTATTCAGAATCTCTACTTTATCACCGTTGTAGAGAGTTGTCAATATAGAAGATGATACGGATGGCATCGCTCTCAAATTTACCCAACCATCTGGATCATTCACGAATCCCAATTTTACAATATGTTTTTGAACTTCTGGTTTATTCTTTTTAACATCTTCTATTTTAATCGAACTAGCATCATGTGAATATGCTATAAGACCAACCAAAGCTGTTAATAGCGCGGCAAGTCCGGTGAGAAAGGCTCCTATGTTTTTCCAAGTTTCCATATCTCACTTTTGAAATTCAGAATATGTTATTTCATTATCCCAGCGTCCTCTTATAGATTCTGCTTGTTTTGCGATCATCAAAGGATCTTCTTTCCAAGCTCTTGTTCTCCAAGAACCCTCATAATCATATGTCCATAATTGATTTTTACCGGAAGGATACATATATGCCACAATACTGTGACCTACTTTCTTTTTTGTTTTGTAGTCAATGTACCAGTAAGACACCACTTCAGCCCAAACATCATATTTCCTCAAACCTTCTCTAAAAGCTATTGCTGTGGGAAGACATGCATTTCTTTCTCTCTCCATCCATTTTTCAGAATTTACTGGTAATGTTTCACATGAGCATAAAACAAAACAAAATATTGAAATTAAAATATTTCTCATAAGACACTATTTAATCTTCTTGTTTCAAATCTTTTTTCTTCCAGTATTCTTCAGTTCCGCTATCACATGCTTCATATCCAAGCTTTCTCGCTTCCTCGTAACAAAGAGTCTTATACCAACCTCCTTTTTTACATGGTTCACCGTGTTTTCCTGTGATTTCGCATGTATAAGCTGATTTTTTTTCTGCTTCTGAAATGATGTCATCTATAATATCATTTTCAATACTACTTGCACCATAAACACTTACATAAAAACGGAGGGTGCTATACTTTTCTTTGATTTGATTAGCAACAACTTGTACTTCTCTTCCATCTTTTGAACAAATGTCACAAAAATATTGGAGTTTTTCCATGCATTTATCTAGGAGTTCATACCAACCTGAATCTACATCTGCGCCCCAAGCCATGCATGTTTGCATTGGATCTCCTTTATAGTCCCTTAAGATTTTAGGGTACTTTTTGACAAGTTCGAGTTCTAGTTCTTGATTCATAATTTTTTCAATTTTAACTTAATTCTAAAAAATGTCAAGATCCTCTTGGCAAAAATAAAGCTATCTCAGATTCTTCCGATCTTGATTCATTAAATTCACCATCCCACCAAGGTTTATCCTTTTGGGTGTTCGGAACGATTTTAGCGTATTCCACAATTTTAACCTCATCGTATCCTTGTTCATATCCTTGGATTACAACGCGCATATTGGGGTCTTCCGATGTCAATCTTTCAATTAGTTCTCTAACTTTCATAATTTTTTTGTATAAGTTTAAACCACTGTATTTTAGGTATTTCCTTATTATCTAAAACCGAAAAAGCATAAGAAGAATTTTCACCATAGTTTCTTTTTATCATTTCAGCCTGTTCTTTTCTAGATGGGACTTTCCTAATATCGTGTACCATTTCTAAAATATTGTCAATGTATTTTTTTGACTTTTCACCAGCATTGCATATTCTTGTTATAAGATCTTTTAACTGTTCTGCTATTTCAAAATCAAATTCAACAACTATCTTATCGTAAAAAGCATCATAAGCTGGCATTCCAGAATCGATATAATATTCGATTAAATTGTTTTCAGAATTTAATTGAGATTTTATTCTATGCAAATACAAATATCTCAAAGATTTTACTTTTTTTAGAACTTGCCCACTGTTACCATAAATTACAACTCCTTCCCCCTTTTCCCATTTTTGAACAGAATCTACCATTTCTTTAATGGTATTGAAATTATAACTTTTGGGTCTTTCTACATTCCATTCTTTTGCAAAAAAATCTACTTCTTTTTTTGATAAATAGGAATAATCGAAATGATTGATAATTCCAGTTACCCATAGAGTCGGCTCCTGTGCTTCTTTTTCAACTATAACATTTTTCGGAGAATACCATTCTGTTAAAATAGAATATCCTTCGCTTTTCAACATTTCGTTATCAAACAAAATTGGATATTTTTTCTTCAATATTTCTATTTCATAGCCATTGTCCAAAATGGATGCATCAACAGTCCCCCTAGTTCTAACTATCAATTCACCTTTAAATTTAGAAATCACAAGAGTTGATCCATCCATCTTATGAATGAATTCCATGTTTTGATTCAAATCCAAAGGTTCAAAATCAGGTTTTTCTTCTAAATTTGTAAATTTCTTAAAAGATGCGGAAACAAGATAACCATCTTCTGTCCATATGGAAGAGCGAAATATTTTATTTTCATCATTCCAATCGATTTCCAGCTTGTTTGGAAAAACAAGTTTACATTTTGTGTTTGCTATTAAACAGTCTCTTACACAAAATTCTTCTGTTGATGGGAATTCTGAAATTTTCACTTGTGATGATCCAAACTCCAAATTTCATTTATATCAAGCAATTTGTGAACGCATCCATTGATTCTTTCTGTAACAGATGTATGGAAATGACCATAAAGATGCAATGATGGTTTACACAATTTGAATATTTCATCCATTACGGCCCTTTCTTCTGTTAATTCTTTCAACAATGAAGCGTCTTCTTTTGCCCATCCATATACCATTTCGTTAAATTGTTGTGGAAAACACCAAGAAGGAGCCGTATGAGTAACTAGAATATCAACTTTTTGACATTTGTCTCTATCAAAATTAAGTCCTTCATCTTTCCAATAAGAAACTCCTTCTCTTCTTCCTTTACGATCAATAGATATAGCACCACCTATAAATTGAATTGTTTTACCATTATATTCTATAATGGAATAATCTTCTATCAATTCAAAATTGCTTAATGAAATGATATTTTCTTTTTTAAAGTAATACGGGTCGGAATGATTCCCCCGGATGCTTTTATATTCGATATTTTTATTCTTAAATTCATTATTCAAATATTCAAATTGTCTTAATTGTGTGTCTTTTGACATGAAGCCTTCTCCACCATCGCCCACACAAATTATATAACAATCACTTATATTATTATCTTCTACTATATCTAGAACAAACAACCATTCACCGTGATGATCTCCTAAAAACAAAATAGGTTTTTCTTTGTCTAAAATTTTAATTTCACCACTCATCTTCATCGTTTCTTTCTTCTATAAATTTCTTTTCTTCCTCTATCTTTTCAATCAAAATCTCTTTTAATGTTTTCAATGCATCATCATAAGATGAACATTCTATATCTTCAAAATCATGTAAAATATAACCATTGTGTTGGACTGTATAAACTGGAGGCAATCCATAGCTCCATTTTGTCTCAATATACCAATGGCAATCTTTATCTTTATGGGAATCTTTACCTATAAGGTGATACCACTCATCGGTTAATTTTGTAATTTCACTTATAAGCCAATCCATGTGATTCTAAATATTCAGTAAACATTAAACCAAAGTCTGCATTTTCATTATAGATGTAATCGAATAACCAAGTTTCTAGATCGTTATCGATATTAAGATCATCTAAAAGATCGTTATAGTATTGTTCCTGAACTTTTTGTAATTTATTAATAAATTCTTTTGTTTCTATAATTGCATCATCAGGGTGTTTTTTTGATTTTGTGTAGTTTTTTTCGTTCATGTTAATTCATATGGCTCTTCCACAATTACATAGTATGTTCCGGAAACTTCTTCTATTCTTGTTTTGTTTCCTGTAGGTAAGGGCTTCTTTTTAAAACAAGAATACACCACATTCCATGCCTTTTCATAATCTTTATTATTCATTGCCTTCCTCATGGATTCTTGCTTACCTTGAGGTATTCTGAATTCTTTTTGAGGTTTCCAATATCCTTTAATTGAATCTAGAACTTTAGGGGCAGGTATACCGGATATTTCCAAAGGACCATCACCAGAAACATCACATATACGTCTCATCCCATCATTTCTTTGATAATGCAAATACTGTTCAATTGCTTTTTTAATCTCCCATGCAACTGTACCATCCTTCATATGGAGGCAACCAACGCCATAATATGAATTTCTATTGTTTATTATTTCATCATCTTTACGGAAGACAAGAGTTCTTACAATGCTTTCTATAACTTCACCATCATTATAAGTCAATTCTTTGTCCCAAAATGCGGCGTCTATTGCGAATTTAATTTGACCTGAGCGAAGACGACTATAAACCTCTAAAGCCGTAACAAGTGTTGAGAGATGTCTGTCATCAAATTCGATTGAAACTTTCTCAGATTCTGTTTTTTTCTTTTTCACTTTTAAAGTATATCATCATCTGTGGATGGTGTCAAGTCTTTCCAAGAAAATTGGAGTTTGGTCTCCGGCCCATGCTCCTTCCACATTATATTGAAAGTATTCTTCTGCATCCTCTTCTGACATGTTTTCCATCAGAATATCAATGCACTTCTTCCGATCATAGACAGCATGTGGTTGTCCAAATTTTCTACCAATTCCTAAAAATGCGTTTTCAAAACCATCAGCTTTTAAAACTGTTTCATCTTCACCGAGCATTTCTTCTATAATATTATCGATTTTTTCCATAAAAAAAATTACAAGCTTTATTGTTAATGTGCCAATTGTGTATATATTCAGAATGTTCTTCTAATGATTCCATAGCACATTTGGGTGATATATTTCCTTGTTTATAGTTTCTGCATATTCCTCTCACATCGAAATTGTCAATCTCCTGTAAAGGGAATATATTCAAAAACGCAGATTTCGCAATAAAAATATCTTCTTTGTTTTTAGCTTTCATCTTTCTTGTAGGAATTTACCAATTCAAAAAGACTTGGAATATCGTAACATATCGGTTTTCCATCTTTATCTGTTGCTGATGGAGTGTCCCTCTCATGTTTTGGGCGCTCATATAGAAACCAACTAATCCAGTCCCACCCCTGTTCTCCAAATGCTTCTATACACAATGGATGAATAACAAATCTGTAATAATCATCATTCATGTGAATTGCATCGATTCCAAGCAAATACAATTTGTGAATCTTGTCATCGTAATCACTCATCGCATCTATGAGCTTTGTGAATGTATCTAATGTCATAGGTGTTTAGTTGCAAAAATATAAAGAGAATAGTTTAATTGGTACCATTTGTAAAAAATACCAATAATTTTACGTCTTATGAATCTTATTGGCCTAGTGTTTAAAAGGTATTTGTTATACCATTTATTATTTTCAATCCTATCTTGTTCAAAGAATTCATCGAGTCTTTTTTTTCTTTCTGTTACATCGTTGATGAGTTCTTTTGTCAATCTCAACTCAACAAGTTTATTATCCACAAACTTTGCCTCGTAATCCAATTCAAGACTATAGAATTTTCCATCTTTTTCACCCAAATCTTCATAACAATAAAATGTAACGACACCATGGAAGTTGGCTGGCTTGTTATGTGAACTAACAACGTCCATGTATCCTTTTAGAAAAGCATTGTCATCATCAACCCATTGGTATGTGACATCATCGTACCAGAGTTCACCATTCTCTCGAATGGTGTATTCTATCAAACAATTCTCCAAATCTTTTGTTTGGTATTTTATGTCATTGAGTTTAATCTCCCAAGAATCCAAATCAAAAGAGGGTTTTGGTAGAGGATACTTACAATTCAGATAATCAAACATTCCCATTTTTTTTTTACTCCTTGTTAAAACCCATCTTGAGTTGGAAGTTCATGTGGATGGAAAAAACCATTATCGTCTTCTGGTGTTAATTCTAAATGCGAATTCTCAGGAAGAACGTATCCTGTTGCCTGTAAAAATCTTTCAAAGGCATACAGAAGATCGCTAATAGTGGCTTCGCTATCAATCTCCATACTGACTGAAGGGTAAATGTCTCTATTAAACCCCTCATGATCAACTATTTTAAATATGTGCTCCTGTTTCACTTGTTTTCCATCCTTTCAATATATTGCTCTAAAAGTTCAGTTATAACTTCATTAACGGAAATATCTTTTTCAGCTGAAATGGAAATAAGCATCTCCAAAACCTCTCTTTTGAATTCTGAAATATCAATATCAATTTTTACAAAAGGAGTCATTAAAATTGAATTGTCATCGTGAACCTTAATACTGAATTTTTCATTTTCCTTGATTCCAAGATTCTCACACTCTTCATCTGAGAATTGGATGTAATAGTCTTTCTTTTCCTGTACTTTTTTAACAATGCTCATAATCAAAATATACTCTACCAGATATTGGGTTTTAGTCAAGTCGTTTTTCTCCAAACCCAAGTCGGTTCTACAAATATTCCACTTCTTTCCGATTTGCTATTCATTCTTTTAGCCATTCGGTAGTTAATATTATCGCCTTTAATGCTTCCTTTTAGGGAAGATATGAAATCATTCATTGGATCACATATCCTGTTTACTGTGTGGTTGCAATAAACATCGCTAATGTTAATTGCCATATGTCCTCCATCTTTTAAAAGATTCCAGCTTTTCTCAATCACTGGAAATAAAAACACATCCAACCAATCATTTAACTTCTTATACCTCTTCCAAGATTGTGTGGAATCTTTGGAATACCTTTCAATTATGAAATAAGGAGGGCTTGTGAATACCAAGTCTGGTTTGTAATCCAATTCATTTAATGCCTCCTCTGCTGGTTGCATTATCATTTTAATGTTTTTGCCTTTATTGTATTTTTCTATTTGTTTATTGTAACCATCAAATAATACTGAATTTGGATCAATTCCAACATAGCTTTCCAATTTATCGGTAGCCATTGCAGCGGATAATCTATCACCCCAGCCTGAACTAAAATCCAAGACATTTTTTGCATCGAAATATTCGTATATGGCTTTTGCCGCCGATGGTCTAAATTGACTTGCTATGTATTTTCTTAATGCAATACCACTTCTAAGTGTGTCATCTGTGATTTCTTTCACCTTAAGAGTCCATAAGCAATTCAATAGTGTAAAAAAGAATTTCTTATCATACCACGTTCTATATGGGGATGGGGCATTAATCGAATCGCATTTGAATCTACTGTCTTGATGAAAGAAGTTAGACGACTTTCCTCCTATATTGGAAAAATCCACATAATTCTCGCCTAAAGTCCATTTATAATCGTATCTGGAAAACAATTCTCCCTTTTTAATTAATTCAGAAGAATCCATCTTTTCCAAGTTAGAAAAATCATCAATCGCTTCCGATATATCTATATCTTTAAGAATATAATAATTCCTAGTTTTTTCCCATATCAATTCCTTAACCTCATCGCATGGCTTTGGGTGAGATTTAATAATATCTCCCCATTCTTTTTCATTAAAGATTACAAATGACATTAAAAATCTATTACTAAAGTTGTTTTTGGGTATTCAGGTACATCCTTGTCCATCTTTTGTCGAATGTCGTATGGATGATAGAAGCCATCATCAAATCTAACACTATCAGATAATCTAGGAGGATAACCCATTTTTTGAATTGTTGAGCAAGATGTTAGGAGAAGACTAAAAAGTGTAACGCACCCTACCACCTTTAAGGTGTTTCTTTTCTTCTTTCTTTTCTTTTTTATTTTCGTCCCATTTGATTTTGTCGTAATTGTCATCGTATATTTTCTTATCAATTGGTCTCGGCTTATCTCCTTTTCCAGCACTCATTTCTTGTCTTCCTTTTTTTGTTTTTTCCAGACTTTAATTTTATCCATTGCCTCATCATATGTATGATAAGTGAATCCTTTATCTCCCCATTGATTTGGACTTGGATACATTTCAGATGGTGGGCAATAGTTTCCAGCTATTTCGTAACCATTGTGTGATTCTATAATAATAGCCTCATACCATTTAGATTCAAACTCCTCTCTCGACTGTTCATATATTGCGAATTTACCATCTCTATATTTCTGCACAAAGTCGAAACCTTTATATGTGATATTTTTTTCAAGTATTTTCATAAAATTTATTTTTTTCTTTTCTTATCGGAAACAAGTCTCTTTAAATTACAACCGCAATGCTCGTAATAGGGACAATCATCACAATATCTATCATTGTCCAAGAAAATATCCGGACGAATACATGCATCCCTTGTTACATTGGACACCCCCTCTTTATTCAAAAGAATGTTATTCTTGGCATCATTTCTTTGAACTTGGGGAGTTTGATAGTTTTCCACAAATTCATTGAGTTCTTTTAATTTTCTATATTTCTTTTTCACTTTTTAAAAATTGCAAAATTCTCCGTTATTTAGACTGTAATATAATTTCTTGTAACCAACTTGCCTTAAAAGATGAGAACATCCGTTGCAAGGTTTAGCATACCTGACATTTCCCATTTTGTCAAGACGTATATTGATAAACGATATATCGCTCATGTCGTTTTCTCCATATTTGTTTTGGAGTTTCAATATACAATTGAATTCGGAATGCATTCTTGCTATATTCCTCAAATCCTCACCCTCTTCTGATACATAATCAAACTTTGGTATGTTTGGATGTGTTTTTATACTATTGATTCCAATAGCTACTGTTTTTTTCTTATGCAATGCAAATGTTACATGGAATGTCCTATTCAAATCATAATTATGATGAATTGGCTGCAATGCCTTTGATATTTCTATAAATTTTTTAAATTTCAAAGTTTAACACACTCGATTTTATAAAAATCAAATATCTCCTTGGTATGAATCGCATCTATATTATCATATTCCTCCAGATATACAACTCTTGGAATATTCCAAGCACATATTAATTTAGCACAACTAGCGCAAGGTAAAAGCGTTACAGCTATCAATCCGCATTCATTTCTATTGAACAAGGACATGAGATTGGCTTCCGCATGTATCATGAATGGTCTTCTTTTGTCTCTATCTTTCCAAAAAAGAGAATCTACATTTTTACCTTCTTTTAATCCATTATATGCCACGCCCAATACTCTATTATCGTTGGATAATGCACACGCACCCACCTTTCTGAATGGGTCTTCAGATCTAAGGCTTGATGTTTTTGCCAATTCCAAGGCATATTGTTCCCAATTTAAACGAGGCATAGTATCGATTCCACTTCTTTTTTGAGATATGGTACAGTATATCTCATCCACTTTGCCTTAAATACGGTCTTTGTATCTATTTGTCTTTTGAGCCAAAAAATATTCAAAAAACCACACCTAAGTCCAGTTAATCTTTCAATCATATTTGCATAGAAAGAAAGTTGCAATGCATATACAAAATACTCGGAATTTGGAAGATGTTCAACAGGACTTAAAAGAGTCTTGTCATCATATTGATTTTCAAAATTGAATTTTTTGTTTGTCTTGAAATCCGATATGTCAAAAGTGTCATCATGAAAAACTACATAATCCGATGTTCCGCAGAGTTTCTTTTCTTTATCGAAGCATATCAATTCATTGCATCCATTTTCATGATACACTTCAGAATGTATATCTTCAATAACATCCTTGTATCTGGCATTTGTAATTGTCCCATTTAAAAAATATTCTTCAACATTTTCATGAACGTCTGTGCCATATGTTAATCCTGTATTTTTCTTTTCTTCCCACAATGCCAAAACATCATCTATCGGAATCTTTCTTTTTATGGAATAATCCAATGCTCTCTGCTCGACATCAAATTTCGGTTTGATCGTGGACAATACCGATGATACGGATTTGTATATATTTCCAGACTTATCAGAATAAACGTGGGTTTCCTTTTCCAAGGAAGGAATATCCTCCCCGTTCAAGGGGAATCTTTTTATCCACATTTTATTGTAGTTCGTTTCTTTTCGATGCAGGAGCAATGTCAATTCTGCTGATGGTTTTATCTCCTTGGTGCATCACCACAGGAACCAAAATAACATTGTATTTTACAAGAATATCTTCTATTTCTTGTTTCGCCTTGGCCATGCTTTCGTTTTCTTTATTTGTTTCTTTTTCCATGCACACAATTTAGCACACATGAAAAAGAAATCAAGAAAAATTACTGAATTACTTCGAAGTTGATATTTTCCATTTGAGGTGCAGCTGATATTGATACGATTTCCGTATTGTAATATGTTGCACAATCTTTTTTCACAACCACTTGAGAACTCAATTCAAAATAAGTGGATTCTTGAAGATTTCCTTTAGCCGCAATAAGGGCAGCATCTATAAAGAAAATGTTATTTACAGGATCTTCTTCACTTGGGAATATCCATCCTTTGATTGTAAAATTGGTAGATCCTTCTATAAAATACTTTGTTCCTCCATTAATATCGGTTGGATATGTCACATTCACAATGCCATCCCAAAGAACCTCGGATCTTATTTCTTCTATATATGGTAAGTTGTATTCTTCTGGTACTTTCCAAGAAAGAATAATGTATGGATTACAAAACGGAATAAAATTCGACATGATCTGATCCAAGTCTGTTTGATACTTGGTCAATATGTTCATTTGTATTCCTATATTAACAGGAACTGGTGTTCTATAAAAGTGAGTAATCTCTGTTTTGTGGTTTTCTATATTGTAATCTGGTCGATAAAATCCTAAATTTTTATTAAAAACCCTATTATTATCCCTGCTGAAACTTGTCATGTGAATACTAACAACGGGTAGAGTTATGTTTTGAGCGAAGTTTTCAATATCATATATGACCCTCTGCTTAGGAGCATATACATATCTAACTTGAACCGTTTGCCCAACTGCTCTATTGGCATTGAATCTTTTAATGACTACATTGTTGAATGCAGCCAAAAATTGAATCAAAAGATCCTTTATTTCGAAGAAGTATGGGCTTTTCAACATATCAATGTTGAATTATTTAGGCAAATACCATCTCTACGACATTATCATAAAGATTGTTTTTGCTACCAACTGGTTTTATCATTTTACAATTAAATGTAAAATCATCCATGTTGTAACAAAGAGTGTCTATAGTATAGTCAAGCCTCAAGGAACTCACGGTTTCCATTACCGTAAATGCCATGGGGAGTTTGAATTGTTTTTTACTTCCAGATAAATCCAATGTAAATGTGTAATGAAAGTCATTGAAATTAAATAAAATCAACTTTCCTTCTCTAATCGTTTTATTATTACAAACGAACTTGAAATTTCTATGAAGATTGTTTAGAAAAATTTCTGTTTGTTTTTCCATTTTTGTCACATGTTCATCCATGATGCTTTTTCCGCAGGGTTTTTATGATATATGTTGTCTCTAAAATATTCCCAAAATTTTTCATTTGCTGGAACTCTTGCGATCAAATTACAATAACTCATGTTAATCGCTCTATAGTCTTGCATGATAATATCCCAAAGAATTACAAGGTTATATTTGTTGGGATCATAATAAGGGTTTCCGTATGCTGGAGGAGTGGTTACTCTATAATTCAAAGTCAACTTCCCATCCAATGTGTTCAGGATATTTTGTGCGCTTGTACAGAGCATTCTCCTATATGGAGACTTTCCAGCTACAAGATGCCTTCTCCTGAACTTAATCTCGCAAACGTGAGTTCTAGCGAGTGCCTTTAGATTCTCCCTCGATATGAACATCTTCTCTTGGTTTTGCAATACCGAAAATGCGGTGTTCATTCAGGAATTGCCCATGCTTCAAGGTACCATGACCTTCAATTTCTACATTTGAAATCATAATTCCCTTGTTATTAGGGAAAATAACATAATCGTCTTTTTTGACCAAAGATGTACCTTGACCGCAAAGAATAACTTTGCCGACACGCCATGCTTGGGTATCGGCATTCACAGGAACAACAATTCCGTTTCTGACAATCTCATTGGAGTTCCCACCAAGATCTACAAGCTCTACAAGAATGATATCATCAATAACTTTACAAAGATCGTATCCAATAAATACGCTATTGAGTGAGTTTTGAGAAAAGCCATCCAAGTCGATGAGTGATTTTTGAGGTGTTAAGGCGTCGATATTCATAATTCGAGTGTATTTAAAAGGTATTCTAAAAAAGCAACAAGCTATTCTGATTTTTCTGTTTTTTTCAAATATTCTATTCTTTTAAATTTCTTCTGAGGAAGAACATTCAATAGCATTTTATAGTGCATTTCTCTGTCATTTTGTAAATAATTTAACTTATTAGTAGTCTCATTTACCATGTTGGCTGATTCGGAATCGCACATTGAAACCCATCGGTTTACCATGAAAACGTTGTATTGTTTTATTTCCTCCACGTTTTCTTCTTGGAATGATTTCTTAAAAAATAAAACATTTTTGATGTAATCGAAAATTTGCATGTTATCATGTTAGCACACTTGAAACAAATGAACAGATAATTTTTATTGTTTTTCGTTAAATCCACATAAATAATACTATGCCAGAAAACGCATCTTCAGGAAGAGAATCCACATTCGGTAGGGGATTGATGAATTATGTCAACTCCTATCTTCCATATCAGTCTTATACTGTTATAGATACAATATCAAAATTAAATCCAAAATTCAAGACATTCCAAGACACTGGTTCAAAAAGAACAGAAGCACTTTCCAGACAAAGTATCAGTTCTTCTTCTGATTATAATGATATTTCTCCTTCCGCATTCTTTAACATTGATTCGAATTTTTCGCAATACATGTATGCGAATGTTCAGGCTGATAAAATTTCTAGAATCAGAGACTATCGTGTTATGGCAGCATTTTCTGAAGTTGCGGATGCCTTGGATGAAATATGTGACGAGGGTATAAACAAAGACGATAATGGTGATATTGTAAAGTTGGAATTTCCCACAGAAAAACTTAAAACTGAAGTCAAAGGAGATATTAATGAGGAGTTTGAAAAGATAGTCAATTATTTCGAATTCGAAAAAAGAGGTTGGGAATATTTTAGAAACGTTCTGGTTGACGGTGAAGTTTATTGGGAAAATATCATCCACAAGGAAAGAGAAGAAGAGGGGGTTCTAGGTATTGTAAGTGTTCCGACAGAGCTTATTGATCCTATTTTTGGAAATGTTCAAAACATGCTAGTCAAGGGCTTTTTGCTTAGAAAGCCTGTTTTTGACAAAACAAATCCATCTAAAATTGTAGATTATGTTATGATTCCTTTGGATAAAAACCAAGTAACATATGTTAACTCTGGTGTTTGGAACGAAAATAAAACAATAAGAATTCCTTTCATTGAAAATGCAAGAAGAGCATATAGACAGCTTTCTCTCATTGAAGATAGCGTTGTCATTCATAGACTTGCACGTGCTCCATCAAGACTTGTTTTCAACGTTGATGTTGGTACAATGCCAGCACCAAAGGCTGAATCCTATCTCCGAAAGATGATTCAAGACTATTGGTCGAAAAGAACCTTTGACGTAGATCAAAATGGACAAGTCAATAAGTTCAATCCTCAAAGTTATTTAGATAATTATTGGTTTGCCAAGAGACAGGGTTCTGAGGGGACTACTGTAACGGATGTTCAAGGAAGTGCTCAACTCAATAGTCTTCCAGACTTGGACTACTTTGTAATGAAACTTTACAAAGCATTAAAGGTTCCTGTAAACAGAATTTCAGCGGAATCCGGTTATAATGATGGAATGCAGATGTTAAGAGAGGAGCTTAAATTTGCTAAATTCATAATGAGAATGCAAATGCATTTCGCGGAATCATTGAAAAATACATTCATTGTTCACTTGAGATTAAAAGGTCTTTGGGACAAATATGATTTAAAAGAAACCGATTTTGAAATCAAATTCACTCCTCCTACTAATTTCTTTGAAATGAGAGAGGCTCAAAAAGCTCAAATAAAATACACAACATTTAACGACATGGTTCAAAACGAATCCATATCCAAGACCTATGCTCAAAAGAAATATTTGAGATGGAACGATCAAGAAATACTCGCAAATAGAGCATTCCTCAAGAAAGACAAGGAGCTAGAGTTTGAACTTGCTCAGATTCAAGCCAATGGACCTATGTGGAAGACTGGAGGAGAGTCCGTTGAGGGTCAATCATTGGCGGCTGGAGGTGGTGGAGGTGCGCTTCCAACCGGAGAAGGCGCTCCAATAACAAACGCTCCTCCTGCTGGTGAGGGTGAAGCCCCTCCAGCTTTTGGACCTGCTCCAGCGGCGGGTGGTGGAGGTGGTGAAGCTCCTGCTCCTGCTCCTGCTCCTGCAACTCCTCCAGCTGGTGAATAATTTCACTAAATAGTTCCATGGGACTATTTGAAAAAACGTTCTCTATTTTATTAGAACAGACTTGGAACGCTGGATATATGAACATGTTCATGCCTATGCAAAAGAAAAAGAAAGGCATGAGGCACATGAGACCTATAATTTTAGATCCTTTTAAGAGAAAACATGCTCAAACTGTTCCAGACATGCACAGACCTGATATGACTCTGATTCAACAAGTGGAAAGGCTTAAAAACAACCCAACCGTAAATGTTCCTCTTAATATCGTGCAACTTAGAAAAATTTGTAAGAAATACGGAATAAGTAGTGTGTCCAAAATGGAACCAAAAAAATTGGGAAATACCGGAATAATGATTGTTTGGAATGAACCCACAAAAACCTTCATATTGAAAAAATGATCACTTTTGACAAATATAATGGTGTAAATTGCATCAGAACATATCCAGATAATTACAATGAATATGTTCAATCTACCGTGAGGTTCACGGATAAAGAGAAAAATATCGCAGAAAGATCCTTATATAGTAATTATTGGAGAGAACAAATAGATCTTTACGGTCAGAAAATATTATATTACAGAAACTTGTATAATGTTCAAGATGGCGATAACACTTATGGTGAAATGCCTTTGAGCCAATTTGAAGCTCCAAGAGAAATGATAATGTTGTTCACTTTGACTGAAAATGCATTGGTTCTTTCAAAGTTCGGATATCGTTCAGACGATCAAGTAACGGCTTACTTGCATATTAGTTCGTTTTATGTGCATTACCCCCCAAATATCGAACCAAAATCGGGAGACTTGTTCAAGTTGGTTGAATATGGCTCCGATAGACCCGGTGAGCGTGATGGTAAGATGTACGAAATCACAGAACGTTGTGATGAGGATAATTCAGCCATCAATCCCTTGGCGGGTCATTACGTTTGGCTTTTGAAGGCCAAACGCTTTGAGAACTCGTTTGAAAATGCTCCACAAGAAAGAGGAAACATGCAAGTACATGATGATACCTTTTATGGTGATCTTAGCGGATCTCTAACAGTTCCTCCAGAAAGAGACCCATCTTATCCTCAAGATTCAGATACCGAATCCAAAGAAAAAGTATTTGATATGTCTATCAATGATACTCTGGAGTATGGTGGATACTATTAGTTTTAATTCTTTGGAAAATGTTTCTTGACTGAGACTCAGCTTCTACATCTACTTCCATACCCTTAAACCTCTCTCCTATGTATTTTTTGAAAGCTAGGGGTTTAACCCAATCCACTTTTTCAAGATCAAGTTTTAGCTCTACCGCTTTTTCTTCCGCTAATTGAACAATCTCCAAAAGACAAAGCCACCTGATAAAAGTGTCTTTCGACATGTTGTGCTCTACCCCGTTGTTTGTTGTGATTTTGATTTCTTCTTCCATAATTGAAGCCCCATTATGCTCCAATATATAGTAGAGGTCAAGACAAAAATTTGGAAGTAATGAAAGATACGAAAAATGCCATGACTTTTTCGTTGTCTATACTTTTTTTACTCTCTTCCAATATTTTAAAAGAGTTTTTTATGTTCTGAAAAGCTAGGTCTATGATTTGATCACCATCTTCCTTCATGTTCTCGCTTTTTAGAAAACTTTCAAATTTGCTTAAAAAATCCATCAATACTTCCTTGTTTGGGTTATTGAATTGGTTTTTCTTATAGATCATGTATTGATCTACATTTTTTTTAAATTTTGATTCAAAAAATAATTTAACCGCTTTTGAGTCTGGAAGATTGGCTTCTGTATTTTCTGGAGAGATTCCAGAATTTTTTATTTCATTAAATTCGATCATTGTGTCTCGGATCTTTCAATGCTTCTTCCACATCTTTAATTATTTGTGGATTTCTGAGAGGATCTTCTTGAATTGGTTCCGTTTTAAGAACCGTCTTCACATCAAGTATGACTCCTACTTTTTTGGTACATTGAGAACAAATGTATGAATTGTCAGTATTCATGTCTAATGGAATAGTGGTTTGTGCCTTTTTGTCACAAGGACATACTACATCCACTGATATTTTTCTAAGTTCAGTTATAGCATCAAGTTCCAACTTGGCTTGAATAAATGCATTTTTTCTTTTTACATGCTCTCCGTAAAAATAGAAGCCAACAATTTGTAGTAAAAATAAAAAAGAAGATGTGATCCAAAAATTGAATCCGAAATTCATACAGAATAGTCCACCTAAAACTGAAACTAATGCTGTTATTCCAAAGCTATATAAAAGTTTTTTTAGAATGTCATTTAACATTCTTATAACTTATCATCATCTTCTGGATTTTCAACAATTTTGTTCATCTCTACTGTGCATGAGAATAATATTTTTTGAATCTTATCCATTTTATCGTTAAAAACATTTACAGCATCAACTCTATGTTTATGTTGAAATACTACAGGATTTCTTTCTGCACTTTTCAATGTTGCTCTAACCTGAGATGTTTTTGAGAAAATATCACCTATTTGTTGTAAAAGACTTTCCATTCCGAAGGGAAGTTGTTTTATTGCCTCATGAGTGTTTGTATTTCTAAATTGATTTACAACGTCATCTACGGTAATAACGTGGGAGGGCGCATCTTGTTTTGCGATACCCTTTACCCATTTATTATATATTTTTTGATCGTCTTCCAAAAGAATGTTAAAAGTTTCTCTCATGAGTATAAATATTTAGACTAAAACATAAATAATCTTATGGGAATCTACCAGAAATATTTTAACACTCTTTTAGAGCAAGACGAAATCGAAGCGGCTCCAGTTGCTGTAACCCCAGACGATGAGGCTGGTGCAATGACCGCTGAATTGGATTCGGGTACTCCTCCGGACGCATTTGATAGTGATGCTGGGACCGTAGAAGTTATTAGAAAAGAATCTCTTGCAAAGCAAAAAAAGATTCTATCCCAATGGGTTAGCGAAATTGAACGTTTCGTTGAATATGTCAACGGTGTGAATACTACTTCAGTTCAAGCACAACTTCACAATGCTGGGTGTGATACCTTGTTTGAAAAGATCGCTTCTTCTGAACATCGTAGAATCTCCCGTATTGCTGTAGAACTTAGCGGTCTTGCAGAAGCTCTCAAGGGATACTTGATTGCTGGAGAGCAAGATTAATTGATCTCCGCTAGTTTTATTAGTCCAGTCATTCCGCTATAGGAATTTTTCAATATAAACTTATAAGGAAATTCGTTTAGATTGTATTGAATACAAACATCGTTCAAATCTTTGAATTTTTTATATTCACTAGGCCAAAGAAATACCGTCTTTCCAGAGTTTAAAAGATATTTTGTTTTCTTTTTTGAGGCTGAATCGTTCCATTGGTTGTCCAATACAAAAATATGATCATGTAAAGGAAACAGTTGTAATTGTTTTTTCTGCTTTTCGGTAAACACTTCTGAACTGGATTCAGAAATCCCAGCAAGAGCTATTCCGTTTTTAACGAATGTGGCATCTAATGGCCCCTCTGTTATGAATACTTGGGGTATTTTGTCCTGAATTTTATCTATATTGAATATGGATCTTTCTGCATTTTTCTTGGAAAGATATCTCGGTTTTTGATCGACTTCTGAAAGTTTTCTAGATTGATAGAAAATAATCTTTCCAGTTTCATCATAAAAAGGAATTATAATTCTATTTTGATGAACATAATCATTGAGAGTTATATAATATTTTTTTGGTCTGTTTATAGCTGTTAAAAGTTTTCTCTTATTCAATACCTCAAGTGCCTTTTTAACATAAAACTCATTTGAGAAAAACATTAATTGCTCCTCATCTTCCATATCAATACAGTCGCAAGGTAGTTCATAATCTGTCTTTTTATTGTTTGTCTTAACTTGAAACTTTTCTATGGGAACAGTGTCGTAGTCTTTAGATTCATTTAATACCTCATGAAAAGAATCTCCGCTCAACTCCATAATCCAATTAACAGGATTCCCTGTCCAGCCACAATTATGACAATGAATCATGTTTTTCTTAGGTATGAAATAACACCTTTGCTTTTTTAACCAAGACTTTCCTTCCCTACAAATCGGACAACTTGCCTGATAGGTATTTGCGCCCTTATTGTGTTTTGGAGAGCCTCCATATTGGTAAAACTTGGATACAATGAATTCCTCTGGTAAAACTATCACCAAGGAATCTTACTACAAGTTGAAGAAAAGGTCAAGCCTATTTTTTCTCGATAGGAGTAATATCGACAACGCCTTTTCTTATAAAGGCACCAGAAGAGGGGTCATACCAATATGCCTCTTTTACCATCGTATTCCCAACCTTCGTCTCAATTACTCTGGGAACGGATGGTTGACCGGAAATAGGAGATGTTATGATTTTAGGTTCTACTCTATTCATGGAACTATTTAGTAGACATTGTTTTTTTTCCATGGCTTTCAACAACTTTATACACATCATATGGTAAAATGTTGATAAAATCCAGTATTTTTTCCTTTATTCCTATATCAAACTTGACAATATCCACTTTCCTTATTTCCATTTTAGGTAATGTTACGAAATACAAAGTATGGTCGTTTTGATCAAAAAATACAAAAATTTCTCCTTTATAATCGCCCTTTAGAACGCCATAAGCAGATCCTTTCTCTATGTGATTCTTTTTCTTTGAGAAAAGATTCCGAAAAAACATAAAATTTTACATTTCGCCTCTTTGAAAGAGAACACGATTTATAAGAGAGTTTAATGCATCAGCATCCATTTGATTTTCAGCATAGTGAAAACAAATGGGACGACCCTTCATGTCATATCCGAAGACCATGAATGCTTGAAGAAATTCAGACAAATAGTTATTAACTAAACTCATCACCTCTTCGTTGTTTTTCGCTTCTTTTTTTACACGGCAAATGTAATTCTGAATGGAATCCGAAAGAAGTTCGTTGATCTGAGCACGATCAATAGCATTAAGCTTATCCTTCTTTTGGATAGGTGTGCTTGGGATTTTCTTCTTTTCGTTGTCCTTCTTTTCCATCTGAATATTTATCCTTATTGTATGGGCTTTCCTTTGCGCTATTATTTACACCAGCATTCAATAAGTGTGTAATAATAACCTCAAGGCTTTCTGTTTTGATGGAAAAGTTTTTTAAAAATTTATTTCCCCCATCATTAATTTCAAACATGATATCTCCAAAGAAATCTTTGTTTTCATAGCAAGTTATAAAAACCGAAGAACCACTTGGATCGACAAGTAAAGTCCAACATCTAGGATCATGTTCACCATAGTCTCCAAATATTTTCCAAACTATAAATCCCGAATCTCTTAATCGTTTTACAAAATAGCTTGGGGTTTTAATTGAGTTTCTGCTTTTTTTATTTTTCATTTGACTAAAGATGATACAATATAAACTGTTTTGTTGTAGTTATTGAGAACTTCGAAAATCACAATACCCAACTTGGAATTTATTTTAACATTTAATTCCGTGTTTCCAGATTCCATCAATCGAAATATGTCGAAGTTGATTGGTAGAGATGATATATTCTCCCCTTCAAATGTATCGGTCAATCTCAGGGTTATTGTATCTATATTTTTTCTAGTTTTATCTGTTAATTCAGCATAAACACCATCTTCGTTAGATGATATATAGACCTTATTTGAATCTGAGCTAAAAACTGAACCTTTGATCAAATCCTTAATCTGGTCGCTTTTTAATGTGAAGAAAGTTTCAAATTGAGTTTCAGATAATTTTTGAAGATTGAGCTTTGGTTTTTTTACAATTCCATCTTCGAGCAAATGATAGGTAAATCTCAAAGATTTGTCTTTATATGTTAAATTGTTGTTTTCCAAAGTAAAAACAACATCTTCATCGGAAATCGCATCGATGGCTCTTATCATTTTTTTAATATCTGGAAAATTCAAAATATTGATTCCATCTGAATCAATCTCCACCGGATATTTGGAATGATATATTACAGAGTTATCAGCGGTACAAACCAAACAGCTAAATTCATTTTCTACAATTTCAACAACAGCTGAATCGGATATTTTAGAAATCGGAGATAAAAATCTCTTTATAAAGAGATCCTTGTTTTTAATTTTTAGAGTTTTTGACATGCTTCAAGATTATATCCAATTTTCTCTCAATGTCAAAAAGCTTTTTATGCAAATCTGATACTTCTGTTTGTTTGAATAATGGAAGTTCCATTTGATTTGGATCACTTTGAGTCGCATTTTGGGACTTAATAACTTGAACAGGAGACGGTTGGGCAGGAATGACGGGCTGAACATACTGAACAGGTGCCATATTGTTCAGTATGTTGTTCGCCATCATTGCGGTGTGATCAAACCCAACTTGTGGTGTAAATGACTGTTGTTGATTTGGAAGAATTCTTTCATAGTCAATATGACCCTTCTTCAAGCCATCAACAATATTTGCATCAACTTTAGTTCTTAGTTCTGAAATGGGACCAGCAATGATCCCTTTCAGTGCCTCAAGAACCAGAGGGTGATTCGGGGGTAAATCACCCTCTGGGGATATTTGATTAAAATCCATGATTAGGCGTCAAGATCGGCCAAAAGTTTCTTGATATTTTCATCATCAGATATATCTTCGGATGAAGAAGATTGAACGCTTGATGTTGATTGTGAGTTTAAGTTTTCAACCTCATTCATAACCTCTTCTGCCTTTTTCTCAACAAGGAGAGTTCTCTTGCAGAAGAAATGTTCATCTAGAGATTGAACGATTTCGTCTTGAGACTTGGTGGGAATTACAGATGTAAGATCAAGAACAGAGTTGTAAACGTCTTCCATCTTGTCTTCTGCCAAGCCTTCAATCTTTCTTGGCATGGTAAACTTGGAAGAAACATATGTGATATAGTCTCCTTGTTGTTCAGATTTAATCTTTAGATTAACACCATTTTCAGAAAGATCAAAGATTCTTGGACCAAAATCCTCCGAGCCTTCACCGTCAATCGCATCAGAAATAATCTTGTGGAGTTGCTTGCCATAACGAATAATCTTCATTGTCCCGTTATTTTCTGGATTTGTTGGATCATCCACTACATATGCATTTACAAGCCAACGCTCGTTACGGCGAAGAAGATTTGCTTTGGCTTTCTCTTCTTCGTTGCCATTTCTAAGTAGGCGGTATTTGGTATCAGTCATTGGACACTTTTGACCAAACGTTGTGGGAGACACAATGCTGGTATATTGTCCAGTACTGAAAGAAGACCAGTCATATGTATAATAATGAAAGAATGTCTTCTCTGGTTGGCTAATGTTTGGAACGAGACGGACAGTATATGTCTTGTCCTTTTCAAACTTCATAATGTTTTTCAGGTTGGACTGCGTGGTATTCTTTTGAAGAGCATTTTTGATGCTATCAAACATTTTTGTATTGAATGTACTCATAATTCAGAACCCATATTAACTCATGTTTTCGGGTTTGCAAGCTTTTCTTTTAAAATTTTTAATCCTTGTTTTGAAATATTCATGCATTTTTTTGAAGAATAATACTTTGTACGAAAAATAGAAATTTTCGAAATAATTTCCCCAAGCATGAATTCTAGAAGTTCGTAGTTGTGTCGATTTATTGTCTTTTGGAAATCATCAAATGCTAAACAGTTATATATGGATACGTGTTTTTCTTTCAAATGCAGAAAAACAGTAGCCATTCCATTTGTCATGTGGTTGATGTAATCGTCTACAAGTATTTTGTTTTGTTTACAAAACCCATATATAAATTCCAATCCATCTAAAACTGCTTTTTTTTGAATATCGGAGTCAGGATCTGAGAATGTTTTTTTCTTTTGATAAAGATTGTATATCTTTACGGCTTTTTGGCTCAAATAAAAATCCAATCCAAAATCTTTCTCATCTTCATATACGTTATATGGCGCTTCAAAAAAATCATTCAAATTAACATATGCGTTTCTTTTAAAGAAATTCTCAAGCTTCAAAAGAGTGGAATACCTTTCTTCGTTTTGAATATTGGAAAAATCCTTTCTCAATTTAAAAGGAAGATTCTTTTTAGACCTACTAACTCTCAAATAGGTATTATATATGGCTTCGATATCCCTCACCTCAAAGAATCGATTATTTTTTTGTTCTTTTTATTGTTCACGAATTTCATGACATATTTTGACTTGTATAAAGTGGGATCGTGTTCCAAGAATACCCTGATCGCTGACATGTCATTATCTATATTGTGAAGCATTTTGAAAAAATCTCTCAATTTTTTATCTTGCATATACGCTAAAAGAATAGATGCATAATTCATTTTTTTGTTGTTCAATATGCTTACAAAGCTACAAAAACAATTAAAAATATGTTCTTTTTCTTCGTGTTCTTTTTCAGACATCATAATTTAATTTCTTTTTTCTCCAAGAGTTTCGTGAAAGACATGAATTTTTCAGTTATCATTCCTCCAGCAGTGTTCTTATACCCTCCACCATCCGTCAGACTTTGAGCCACCTTCGACAAGTCAACATTTGAATGGTGATTTTTTCTAAAACTCACCTTTTGGGTGTCATTATTTACAATAATAGCGATTTCATATCCCATTTCGGTCAATTCGGCCGCAACTTCATTTATACAAATGTCAGCAAATGTTGCTATAATTTTTCTAAAAACCCCTTGGATTTTCACATCACCAACGTAAAAGTCAGCAGAATCTACAATTTTTCTTATTTTGTTTTTATAAAAATCTATAATTTTGATTTCCTGTTCGGAAAAATCAGAAAATCCATTATTGAATCTTTCTTTCAACTTCAGAGTCTTGTCCCCTTGGAAGTTCCAATAAAGCATGTTCATACCAATTGATTGAACCTTTTCAAGAAGTCTATATGATACATAATCATCAACAATAGCTACGAACTTTCTTTGTTCTGTTGAAATCTTCCTATCTGAATATTTTTCTTTCAAATGTCTATAAAGACCTAAAACCGTAGATCCTTGCTCAAGGACATGGACTTTTGCATTTTTATACAAGTCTCGGCATCTTTTGGCTTCTTGATGGTGATCAAATATTTGAACATTTTTTTCATCTATCAAGTGCATTATAGGACAAGTATCTAATGCTACAAAATAAATTTCATCGTAATCTTCCAATTTATTTTTTAAAAGCCATCTTGAAATATCGCTTTTCATATTCAGATGGTTTGTCATCGTGTATGAAGGTGTATTCCAAAGATACCAGTGCAATAGCAAATAACACGCCGATCCATCCAAGTCGGAATGAATAAAGACATGTATTTTTTTATTGTTTTGCATTGTCCATTAATTTATTGCAATTACACTAATCTTCAAGTGCTTTTATTGATTTATTGAAATCTGCCAATTCTTCAGTGTCATTTTGAATGTCTTCCTCTTCCAAGGTCAATGTTGTATAATCTATCTTCAGAACGGTAGATCCGAAATTTGGGCCAAATCGATTTTTCGCAATACCCATATTGATATATCCGTTTTCTTTATCTTCATCGCTTTGCCAAATATTAAAAATACAGTCAGCTGTATTTGCCAAGCTGATTCCCTCCGATATTTTATCCAAGCTGGGGTCTTCTTCGGAGAAACCGGATCTTGTTATCTGGGAGGCACTTATGATTGGAACATTGTATGTATAGGAAATCGCTCTTAGTTGTTCAGATATGTGTTTAATTCGTTCATACATTGTTGTTCCACTTGAACTACTCATCAAATTTAAGTAATCCAATACAAGGCAATCTACCTTTATTCCTCTCTGTTGGAGTTTTTTCAAATATGCTCCAACTTGGAATGGCGAAATTGTCGATGGCGGAAATTCTTTAATTAAAATTTTAGCTTCTTTGTTTCTTTTCTTAATGTCGGTCAATTGATCTTTCAGGTTGTTGAAATCTGTTTTGAGTTCAAACATTGGAATCTTGGTGAGTTTTGATGCAAATCTCATACCATACATGATTTCAGACATTTCCAAAGAAATTACAAGGGCGGTTTTGCCTTGCATGGCGACATTTGCCGCAATATTTCCCAAGAAAATGGATTTACCAACATTTGTCTGCCCAATGAAAATATACAATGCCTTTCCGTTTTCCAAAAAACCGCCGCCAATCTTGTTGTCCAGCCATTTCCAACCACTTGAAATTTTGCTTTCATTCTTTGAAAGCTCTGAAATAAAATTATCAACGTCTTCCAAAAGATTAAGACCCATCGATGATGATAAATTGATTCCGACAGCTTGCTCCATCTTCATCAACAATTCAGCCGCATCCAATTTTCCATTATCGTGACTATTAGCCGCTTCCAACAATGTGTTGAATACGGATTTCTGTTTCAGAAAAGTCTCGGTATTTTCGAACAATTCTTCACGATTGAACTTTGTTCCATCTAAATCCTGCATTTTAATCAAAACGTTCTTATACGAATCCTTCAACTTCGGATCACTCAAATACGTTTTAATTTCACTTAAAGTAGGAACTTCATTTCTTTTAAGATAAAAGTCACGAATAATACCTATGGTGGATTTGATGTCCTTATCGGAAAACAAATCCTCCTTTAGATAATCTATAACGGAACCCAAATATCCCTCATCGAATATGCAGTTATATACGATGACTTTTTCATAAAAATCCAGATCTAGTTTTGCAGTTTTTTCGTCCATTTGTTTTTAAAGTATTCGTTTGATTCGTTCCAGTCTTTTGTGAATTCTCGAAGACCTGGTGAGCTATGATCCAGCAATATTGGCCAAGTTCCTATCTTCAATTTGTTCATATTGCAAGACATGGAAAAGTCCATATCGTAATGGTGGAACATAAATTTTTCATCAAATCTCGTATTGGTTTCTAAAACTCTTTTAGAGTTTATTGCAATAAAAACACCATCAATTATAGCAACCCTGCTAGGGGATGGTCCAAAAACAGTCAATAAAAGTTCATTTCCAGTACCTTCCCAAGTGTGTCCAGCAAAACCTCTTAAATCCTTCCTGTCAGCCATCAAATGCCAAAGGTTTTGATTCTTTATTTGAGGGTTAATACATCCAGCCACCCCCAAAACATCGAACTTCTCCATTCCTTTCTCTATTTGATATGCTATATCCATGTTTATGAATTCCACGTCATCGTGAACGAAGATCATATAATCGCATACGTTCGCATAGGTGTCAATACATTCGTTGTAATATTGCGACAGCCCAACTTTCGTATTGTTGTGTTTTAATTTCAATTCAATTTTAATTTCAGAGTGCTTATTAAGCTCTTTAAAACTTTTGAAAATTTTAGTTTGACAAGGATCTGTTTTCTTTGATAGACTGCAAGCAACAATATTCACACGATTATTGTAACAGAAAAACTAAATAATTCAACAACTATGAAAGATAAAGATCAAGTAGCTATATTCGAATCCTATAGAGAAGACATCCTCAACAAGTTTAAAAAGAGCTTGGAAGGAAACAACGAGCCAGAAATGGAACAAGAACCAATTGAAAACGATCCTTCGGACGAGGTTCCTGATTCGGTATCAGATGAAGATTCCGACATGGATGATATTGGTGAAATCGAACTTCCTAAAAAGAAAAACGTAATTGTTCGTTCACAAGAAATTGGAATTCAAATGCATCCTCAGCTTAGAGAAATTTTAAGACATCTTCCGGATACTATTGAAGACGTTGATGTTCTTTCATCTATTAAAGATGCTATCAAGGAAGTGAATGCTGACTTGGCAGATGAAGACCATATAAAAGATTCCCCTCTTTCAATTTATGATGATTTAATTAATTCTGGAATTTATTCCGAAGAAGAAGTTGATTCAGATGATTTGGAAGACAAAGAAATTGACGTTCTTCAAAGCATGGAAGACGATGACTACTCAGACGATTCCGATATTGAGAACGAATTCGATCTTAGTAAGAAAACTCGTAGGGAAAGAGAAGATTTTCGTTCTGGAATGAGGGGCGATGTTGAGAGATCAAAGGCTGAGGATTACCTTCGCCAAATGGGTGTCGATTGGGAGGATCGTGGTCTTCCTGAAAACGATTACTAATTAATCGAGCAATCGCAAGAGGCTACATTTGTAATTCCCTCTTTCGTTAACAAATACAATTCACCATCTTCGAGGGGTTCCGACCCCTCGAATTTTGTTGTAGAGAAAGTATTTTCGTAAATATCCGCATACAGATCGGTATTGCATTTAAACAAAAATGTATTTCTGCTGTCCAAATCATGTATCCACATTGCATAGCTTCCTTCCATTAAGGAAACTGCTTGTTCTATAACATGAACATCGCTACCATCTCCTTCTGTTTGTTCATATACAAAATTCAACAAAGCAAACAATACTCTGCTGTTTAACGTTGGATCAGATATAGAACCTTTAAAGTCTTCTATTACTTCCTTTTTATTGGTTATATTTCCTATGCAGGAAACTATCCACTTGTTACTTATAAGAGGATTCATTGAATCTGAATCAAACTCTTTTGTTCTTTTCTCGCTGATTCCTAAAAATGTATTATATTTCCTTCTAGGAAATTTGAAATCCTCAGCTAAAACATGAACTTTATATATGTCGAATAAATCATCCCTCAAAAGAAGCATAGAATTGTTTTTTTTAACTTTCCCACTATTCAGCTTCTGAAGTTCTAGGAACTTTGATTTATTATTCGACCCGTATATAGTGTTCATTTTCCAAATCCTACAATTCTATCGCTTTTTTCTTCTTCCTTATAAAATTTATTATCATCATTGATGTTGTAAATCTCACTCAATGACATTGGTTCTTTAATGGATTCTATTTGGGAATCCTTGAATTTCAAAGAATTGGCTAATTTTTTAGAGTCTTCTATCGAGAGTTTATCAAACTTATAGTCTGCCATTGTTCTACCCTTTCTTCTTAAAGCCTTATCGATTTTAGTCTCATCGCAGTTATATGTGATAATAATGGAAGCTTGAATCATGTCTGAAAGTATACCGTCAGATAGATTCAAAATTGTTGAAATGTACTCGTTATCCTGTCTTTCTCTGGAAATCAATATTTTTTCAGCATCTTCCAAGATAATTACACATTTCTTTCTTTTTACTAAAATTGAAAAAATGTCAGGATCGGATATGAATTTTTCGATAAAACTTGTTGGAATAAAAATAAATTCCTTATTGATAACACTTGTTAGATATTTCACGAAACTACTCTTCCCTGTACCTGGATCTCCGTGAAACATATAAAGTCCTTTATTATTCGCTTTCAGTTTGTGTATAATTTTATCATACACTGGTTTGAATTTTTGCCCATAGTTTAACTCCAAATCAATCTTCGGAACCTTAATATCTAGCGGTTCGAAGTCATACTCCCCATATTGATTTTTCATCAACACAGAAACGAAGTTTCTTTCCGAACATTCTATTTTAAATTTCTCCAAAAATTTGAACTCATCCATGAATTCCTTTGAAATGAATTTATAACTAGGATAATGAATCGTTATATTGATCTTCGAATTGTTTTCATCTATCTTTTTTAGATTTTCATCCTTTTCATCTGACGTTTCTGGACTGTATCTATGAGTTTCTGGCATCAAAAACTCATAATCATCATCCCCTTGGAATGTTGATTCCTTTTCGCTCCTTTCGTTCAACCCCAATATTATGATATATTCGTTGTGATAAAAATAAAAATTGGGTTTTTTTCTCTTACATACATGATTCAAAATATTTTTGAAGTCCAATTTTTTCTTTAAAGAATCAACTGACATTGAAAAACCAGAATGATACATAAATGTAAAATTCTTAAAACAATACTCTAAAAGAGAAAGATCGAATGATTCTGAAAAATTTACACTAGAACATTCGGTATTATAAAGTTTTTCATAAAATCTTTTTACATTAAAATTATGCTGATGTGGATCAGATGCATGTAAATCTAATTCTTTTATTTCTAATGTTTTCATTTTTTCAATTCCAATTTAGTGCTTTTGATATATTTGGGAAGTTCAATTTAAATATTTTTTGAATTTCTACCGCTATATTTCTATGTTCTTTTTGAGTGTCTTGTTTTGTTCTGAGTTGCAAGTAGTGTATAAAACTACGGATGTTGCCTGACATGTAAAGAGTTGTTTGAGCGCATAAAGGCAAAACCATTCTTGCACATTCTTTAGCCACGCCTTCCCTAAGAAGCTTTTCGTATGTTTTAATAGAAAAATCAATAGCATATTTTGCAGCATTGTTTAAAACAACATCAGCCATTACTTCTTCACTGCTTTGTCTGTTTTTTATCTCTTGTTTTCTTAGCTCAAGATTCTCCATTTCTGTCGTTTCCGAATACCTCTGAGAGAACTCTTGAAAATTAAAACTTTTATGCCTAAGTACTTGAGCGGCAATAGCTCTCGATGTTTTAATTTCAACGGTCATACTAGCCTGTTCAAATATAGACCAATGACCATGATCTATGCAATATTTCAATAATTTAGGAGCAGTTTCCGTGTTGAGTTGATTGCTGGGATTGGATACTCTGGCGCAGTATCCAATTAAATCCTCAGCTGTTTTCAACCCTTCAATTTCAGGTTTTGTTATAGAAATTAGTTTAACAGTCATATGGCTTGGCGAATCCCTCTTTAACCAAAAGATCATTCACATTTTTACCATCAACGGAAACTATACCCAACCAACGACCATATTTTTCCTTTTTGTCTTTGATTGTTTCTAGAATGATTTCCTTATTGATGGTTAATTCGCTCAAACGATCTCTACTAGTGAATCCAAGTGATCTAAATTCACCTTTTAATTCTGGTGCATTGATACCATAGAGTCTGATAATTTGATCTTTTAACCAAACGCCAAAACCCAAATCAATATCTACAGTGAAGGTGTCGCCATCGTGAACCGATTTCACGATGGCTCTATAATTATATTTCAATCAGCCTCCTCTTGTGTTTGAGGAGATTTCTTTCTTTGGTTTCTTTCTTGCTTCTGAGCTTTAACGGCCCTCTTCTGATCTTCAGAAAGAATCCCAAGAATATCTTCCCTCCAAGTTCTATTGGCTTCCTTTCGAGAAAGGGTAGTACTTCCTTTGGGTGCTACTCTTTTTAGTTGTTCTCTGATCTCCTGCATGATAGGAGACTTAATTGATTTCCACGTTGCTAGGTTCATATGTTATTCATTTTCCTTTTCTGTTGAGTTTTCATTTTTAAATGCTAGTTCTTTTTGTAATTTTTCATCCAGCACAGGAAGAATCTTTTCCCATACTTCGTTGTTATCTCTAAATTCTTTATAAAATCCAAGACTTTCACCGTTAAAAGCATAACGATGTCCTTGTTTTTCCAAAACACCATATGCTTCGGCCATTTCCAATAAACCAGAATACTTTGCTAGACCAGTTTTGAAATTCAAATATAATTCTGTCTCTAGGAATGGTGTCACGAATCGATTCTTTGTGGTTAGAAATCGTAATGTAAGTCCATTGACATCTTTGGACATTGAAGTGGATTCTTCCACTGCATTCTTGTTGTCCAACTTCGATGCTTTCTCTTGCTTCATTGACATTTGAACAAGAACGCTAGACATGTACAGAGGACCAGAACCTCCAGCTTGGCTTTTTACAAGTGTGGGATATAGGGCGCCTGGATTATCATATGTATGGTTAGAAAACAATACAGGACAATTTGCCTTGGATGCTGAGTGTGTAATGGCCCTCAACATGCTTTTACAATTGTGGCTTATTATTTTATCGTCTGTTATGCAAAAAGTTTCATCTTCATCTACTGTAATATCTATTAGATTTTTATCCTCAATGATATTTTCTATTTCTAGAATTTCAATTTCTTCGTAGTTATTTTCAATGTACATATGTTTTTATTTCTTTGTTATTTTTGATTATATTGATGTTTTGAACTATGTCAAGTATTAGTTTTTCTTCGTTTTCTTTAAATGATTTTTCCCAAACAATTATTACTGGTAGTTTTAATTCGCTCTTCAATTCTTCTATTCTGTAATTATCTTTTTCCCATTTTTCTTTCACTAAAATTTTACTGTAACTTATGCCTATAATGTCATCTGCTTTATATATTTCCGGATTACCGTGCCAAAAATCACCATAAAATTCAATAATGACCAAATCTTTTATTAAAAGATCCATGTGATATTTCCAATGCGGATTTTCTCTAATATATTCGTTTTCTTGTAAATTTAATACAGTTATAAGTTTAGATATAAACTTTTTTGCTATTTTACTATTACCGTCAAAATCAGTTCTCCCAAATAAACCGGACGATCCTTTTTTATTGTATGCCTTCATTCTATTATCAGTCCACTCTTTCCATTTTTCAGAAGATAATTGATTCAAAGTGTCCAATCTATTTTTAACCATTTTTTCTAAAATTTCTGGAACTTTTGTATTATGAGGAACTCCCAATTTTCTCATATATGTATTTTTGGTTTTTTCGTAAAATACTTCTTTATAATTTTCTCCATATCTTTCTGTCAATATTTGGTTTTTATTTTTAATAACATTTGGATCCATTATAACAAACTCAAAACCATACTTTTCTAAACATGTTTTTTTTCTTTTTTCTAGACCATTTTTAGAATTTTCTGAACTTGTGCAAGTTAAACACATTTTGCTAAAATGCGAAGATGGTTTTAATTTTTCCGTATTTTCCGATAGTTTAAATGAAATTTGTTTCGATAATAAAGTTTTGCCCAAACTACGTCCGCATATATTGCATAATTTTTCAATTTCTATTTTTTCATGCCATTTAAAATTTAAAGAAACATCTTTACCCATATAATCGCAATACCATTTATATATTATTTGATTTTTAGGTTTTGATATAAAAGGTTTAACTTTTAAATTTTTAATCAAATTTAAATTATGTAAAGATTTTTCTGTCAATTTTACATTGTGTTTTTTAAAAAAATCTATGAATATATTTACCATATATTCATATTTATATCTTTTGCTCTAATTTTTTAGAGATTTGGCTCTATAATTTTCAATAATTTATCGGATGATTTTATATATTGAGCCTCGATATAAGATAATTTTGAATTTCTTTTTACCAAAAGTTTATGATTTTTAGATAAAATAATTTCCGAATCTTTAGTTTTTATTTTAATATATTCCGAATGTTTTGTATCCCACTTATTCAAAACTTTTCTATATCGGCCCAAATGGGTCAATACCAAATCTCCAACATTTATATCTGATAATTTTTTAAAACCGTTTATAGTATAAATCAAAGTATTTGGACACAGGCAAGATAAAGCGCGGCTTCCCATATCTGCGCTATCTTTTTGATCTTCAATGACTTTCGCCTCTCTTGCTGAAATAAGATTACCCAAAGAATCAATGATAATCATGAACTTTCCTTGTAGTTTATTATCCACAATCGCCTTTAAAAATTTCACAATTTGATTTCTACAATCTTCAATGATTTCAATTGGGCAATGTTTAATCTTACTCACATCACATCCCAACCTTTCAGCGGTATCCATGTCCAAGGCATTTTCAGTATCGAAATAAACAACATTGATTCCCTTCTTTTGAGCATTAGATGCGATCTTATTCAATATTAATGTTTTTCCGCAACCACTTGGCCCTGAAAAACCAGTAATTCTACCCATTGGAACCCCCTTGAAAGGAGATCCTGAGATAATCGAGTTAAGTGCATATGAACCAGTGCTGATCCATTCCTTTACAGTAGAAAGTGAATTCTCACTTAAAAATGTCGCCTCTGGGTTTAATTCCTCTAGGACTTTAAATGCATCCTTGATTGAACCAGTGTCGATGTTTTCTTCTTCGGTTTCTTTTTTTGTTCTAGCCATACAACATATATATTAACAAAAGATCCGCCAAAGTCAAACCTTGGCGGATCTTTTTTTGTATGTCAAACGAAATTATTTTTTTGAAATTTTACTCGTCGAACAGCTTGATCGTGGGGGCTTCTTTCTTTTCTTCTTTCTTTGCGACTTGGAACATGTTTACATATTGCTCAACAAGGCGACCTTCAAGAGCTATTTCAGATTTAACAATCCTATCAGCAGGATAATCAAAAATAGATCCGCCTTCTCGCTTATCTAATTGAATGAATTCCTTGAAGAATTGAGGAACAAGCTGAACGCTAAGTTGACCATTACTGTTAGGTTGGGCCATAAGAATTGCTGGGTTCTTTACTTTAAGAATAGAACCTTTTGATTCTAGAACTTCTCCAACAATAGTGTGTCCTACATGATCGATGAATACTTTAATATCTTGCATAGGTAACGATTTAATAACTTAAATCGAAAAAGCAAGCATCATTCTTTAAAAAAATCCATCAAATCGCATGTTGTCATTTCACTCGGCTTTTGAGCTACCCAATTAACGCTTTCAAAAAAACTTTCAACTGGCGCAAATATCACCTTTTCAAACATTTTTTCATAATCGGGTTCAAAGAAGTTTCTAAATTCTTCTGGATAGTAATATTTGAAAGCAATAGAATCTATCGCATATTTGTTTGGTTTTTTGAGATAGAATATTTTTAATTTATCTCCGCTTTGGATTTTTTCATATTTCCCTATCAAATCCAATTTGTCCAATAAAAGATTATAGAAATATGCCGCCTTAACATGATTTGGCATACTTTTAACCGTCTGAAAATCATTACATTGAGATGCATATTTTTCGTAGTTTTTAATTCCCTTGTTAATTGCAATCTCTTCAAGAGGCAATCCTATGAATGCATCATGTGCTTTTGTTACTGCATCATTGGTTTTAACGTTATCCAATGTTAAAATAAGAGTCTCAGCAATATTTTTAACATAAGGTTTGACCTTTTTCGGCATTGTGCTTTTCACAACATCAACTCCTGTATATTTGAACTTGTTACACTTAATCCCTTCGTTGTCTAAAATGTGTAAAATGTAGTGTTTTTTCTTCAAAAGCATTCCAATATCGCATATTTTTTCTCTCTTGAATAGAAATCTACAATCTTTCGAATTTAACTCTTTTTCTCCCCACTTGATAATCTCCTCATTTAAATATTTTGCAGTATCATCAATAATATTATACATCTCTTTTGTGACTTTATTGTTTTCAGAGAATTTTATATTTTTGTGTTCAATAACATCATCGAAAGAAATAAACAAACTGTCTGTATCAATATATCTGATAACATCTCTAGATACTTTTTTACCTATATTCTTCTCCACATACTCAGTAAGGATATCAGAACCTTTGTTAATAATCGCTTGACCTGTTAATGTGATTGATCTCGCAAGATCATCATCTCCAAGTGCAAAATATTTGTTACCGAATGCGCCATAAACGGAATTCAAGAAAATCTTTTTCGTTTTTTGATCTATATCCAAAAGTCTAGCTTTAGCCTCCAGTTTGCTTTTTGCGACTGGATCTTCTTCGGCTTCTATCTCCTTCTTCGTTTTTTTAAGATTTTTTACAGCATCAACACGTTGTTCATAGTATTTGTCGATGATTTCTGGAAACAGTCCTTTTCTTTTTTGAGAGAACAGGACATTCGCTTTCGATATCGCTATCTTTTCCTTTTCAACTAATTTGTCGAAGGCATTATGAGATATTTTATGTTGAGTGTGATTGGCGTCTCTTATGATAACGTGTTCCGATGTCTTTTCTATAATTGTACCTAGTTTTGTCTCTGGTGAAATGTTCAGAGTTATCATGGTATTTGGATAAAGAGAGTTTGCATCAAAAGACACCAAGTGCTTATGTATTCCACTTTCTGGTTCTTTTACAAAAGCTCCCTCGTTTTTAGATATTTTATTTGGATCTCTTATAAAGGTTGGTATTTTAATGTCTCTTTTTCTGGCTTGAATTGCGGTTGCTCCTGTAATAACACCTAGACTCCTCAATGCGCTTTCCATTGTGGTTAATCCTGTGACGGCAAGAGAACGTAACAGTGGCATATATTTCAATGCATCGTCTAATTTCACAAGAATGTTGACGTCTTGAATGTTATAATCAACAAATGTTTCCCAATTCGTATCCGCTAGATCTGAAAGATTTCCTCCACCGTAGTCTATCTTATTTTCTCCAAGTTCAACCGATGCTATCGTGTTTAGTTTGTAATTTTCTCTTGGGTCTAGACAAAATTTCTTGTATGCATCCATGTAATCGATGCTAGATACGCCATCCAATACCCAAACTTTCTCTTCTTTTCCGAATTTATTAAACTCTGTTCTGCTATATATGTTTTTTGTCGGAGAAAGTCTCGTAGCTTCATTTTCATCACAAATCTTACCGATTCTATTGACGAGATACGGAATATCGAAAAACTTACTATTCCATCCAGACAGCACATCCATGTGATCCTTTTCCACATATTCCAAAAATTTGGTCAGTAATTGTTTTTCAGAGGAACAATGACTATATTTTACATTCGGAAGTTTAGGAACATATGCCTTTGTACCCCAAACATGAAACATCTGGCTCAATGTATCGTATATGGTGATAACATTAACTGGGGCATTTGCTTGATCTGGATGGGGGAAGCCTTCATCTTTGGAATAAACCTCAATATCCAAATAAAAAATCTTCAAAGGATGCTGAATGAATTCAGGCTTCTCGTATTCTTGATAAAACATATCAACCAGAAATTGTTGATATACACTGAGGTTCTCAAATATTCTAACGTTATCTGTTTCTTTAATGTATTTCGATCTATCGTATTGAGTATTGAATGATTTTTTCTTCAGTTTCGTATTGAATAAACTGATAGAATCATGTGTTCCGTTTGTTTCTGTATAGACATAAGGTCTATAGGAACATTCCGCTTTAATTCTCTTTCCACTTGTGTCCCAAGTAAAGAGATTCATGCAGCGTTCTTTTGGATTATACGATAGATTTCTATACATCGATTGTTAAATAATATCAATTATGGAAGAGATTGCAAGGCAATTTTTCAATACACTGGACCCATGTCCACAAGAAATCCCAGATTGTGAAAATCTTAGAAAAGAATACACAAGAACATTGGATTCTTTAAAAGTCAAAAGCGGATGCAGTCCTTGTGCTGAGAGAAATCTTAAAAACACATTCATATCTAGAATTAAAAATTTGATCGGAAAATGATTTGGTTTTATACATCTGGTCTTTTGGCCGTTAATAGTATTCTTATACTATGGTTTTATTCTCCTATTGCTAATTCTATAGGCAAATTGTTCTTGAAAAGAAATGATATTTATGCCTTGGACGATCTTCTCGATATAATTGCAATCAAAAGTGAAGTTCTATCTACGCTTTTATCATGCTGGGTATGCATGAGCTTTTGGTTGTCTTTAATCGTCGGGCTTGTCTTTATGTTTATTTTCGGATTGTATTGGTGGTATCCAATTTTAACATATCTGACTTATCCATCGATTCTTTTCGCTATCAAGCAATTATACCGTTGATAGCGTTCAAGACTTTTCTATCTGGGTGTCCATGAGGATATTTGAACAATTCAGCATAGCATTCAATATTATCTCCGTTTTCCAACCAACGCTTGTTTGCATCATTTCTCGCTTTTGCACTGATATTCATGTAACGTCCTTTTTTGCTTAGGACGTCATCAATCACGGAAACCATTTCTTCTCCTGTATCGAATTTAAATGGTGCATTCTCATATGTGCAAAGATTTTGACAAGCGATTGGAATTCCGAATGCATTTGCCTCAACAAGTTTCAAATCAGATTTAGATTTGTTGAAATTGTTATTTTGCAAAGGAGCAACCATCATGTTAATTCTTAGATTTTTGATCTTCTCTCCATAGTGGTAGAGATTTTGCCAAGGGTGGAATTCTATTTTTCCAGACTTCACTAAATTTGTCAAAGGAAGAGGATATGCTCCAAGAAATACCCATTGGTACTTATCCACGGTTTTTGCAATAATATCTACAACGTGCGCAAAGTCATCTTTTTGACCAACTCTGTTATCAACGTCAAAATGTGCTCCAGATCCAGCATAAAGGATTCTTGGTTTCTTTTTGTAAGTGTCGTAATTTGACGATATCTGCTTCTCGTCATAGAAATGCCCAAGCCAAAACTTTGGAGGGAAATTGGGAATAATTGTCACGCTTTTATGCCCAGTTTTTTCCGTGTAGTAATCCTTCATGAATTGATTTGTAACCGTAACCTCATCGCAAAGAAGCATTATATCTTGGCAATTTTTTCTAATCTGAGGGTCTGTAAATGCTGGTTTATATTTGTTATAATCCGGAATATCTTCTGAGAAAACAAGATCGTCAATTTCATAGATAATTCGGAAACCGACTTCTTTGGAGAGTTCTTTTAAGAACTGAACAAACTTTAATTGGTGGCTTGTGGCTTGTCTTTGAATCCTAACGACCTTTGTATTGATATATGATCGTGGGTCCAAGTTCATAACAGTAGTACCATGAACTGTAAACATATTGAATGCATTAAGCAAATGTTCTGGCCAAATCATTCTCCAAAAACCGCATCCGCTATAGTCAGCATAATACTGAATAACTCTTGGTAGATGATTTTCAGGTGGAGTCATGTCCTCTTTTTTTGTTGCTGCCTTGTTTCCAATGTGCGTAAACTGCATCGAGTTCCTCAAAAGAGGGGATGTAAATTGGCTGTTGGGAATTTGAATCATAGTGTTATTAATTTTCTGTTACGTTAAAATCAAGCGGTTTCTAGAGGAATTCTTTTAGTTATTCCATTTGTTTTCTCCAAATAAACGACCTCGCCATTTGCTAATTTTGAACATTCTTTTCTGTGGGAAATCACATAAATGCCATAAGAATACTTCTCTACAAAGTCATTTAACAATCTTACGACATTCTCGACTCCAGCGGAGTCCAAGCTTGTATCCAAAAGCTCATCATAAAATTGAACATTGTAATAAACATTTGTTTGCATCTTCAACATATCAATAAATGCAAACATTACAGCGAGGTCTATGGCCTTTCTTTCTGCTCCACTATAGTTGAAATACATAGTCGGCTTACCTCTCTCGTTTTTTATCTCCTCCTCAAAATATTGGTCAAAAGTTATGATAGAGTTGGCATTTAATTCTTTTAGATAAAAAGCTATCTTTGAATTAAACAATGCCAATATTTTCTTCACAACATAACTTTTAACGCCTTCTTCTGATAAAACGAACTTAACATTGTCTAAAACTTTGAATCTTATCTTCAACCCGTCCAGTGTTTCCCCAAGTTTCAAAAGATCATTTTTAATCCCATCAATACTCTTGGATTCTTCTTCTTTGAAGTTTTGCAATTCGGTTAATGATGTTTTTTCCTTTTCCAGTTGTTTTTCAAAATACTCTTTTTTCTCTTCGTCGTTTTGTTTCTTTTGAATCGCAAGTGCATTCTTTGTTATACCGTCCTTTAATAGTGAGATTGCTCTTTCAATTAAAGATATTTCGGATTTCAATTCCGATTGCTTTTTATACAATTCCTGTTCAAGAATAGTGTTTTTTTGTTCAATTGTTGAGCGGATTTCGTTTTTTCTTTGCTGAATATGATCCAAATCGTCCGCTGTGACTTTTCTCATGCAAACTGGACACTCATCTTCTTCTGTTCCAATTTTTGATAAATCTGATTTTAAAATTTTAATCTCTATTAAAACCTCAGTGCATTTTTTAACAATCTGCTGATTCTCTTCATTTTTGTCTTTATTTTTTTCTTCAAGTTTCTTCAGCTTTTCCTTGTTTTGTTGAACATCTTCTATCTTATATGTTAATATTCTATCTGTGGTTTCAGTTAATTGTTTTTCAATTCTGGATATGGTTTCATCTATCGCATTCTTTCTACGATCTCTTTCTTCTGAATTTCTTTTATTTTGATCCAATACTAGTTTTATTGTTTTTTCCAAATCGGAATATTTTTCAGATTTTGATTCTATTTCCTTCTTTACCTCAACATATTCTTCTTTCAAATTGGAATTCATTCTTGAGAATACGTCCAAATTGAATATCCCTTCAATGAATTTTTTCTTCTCCAACTTCTTCTGGGCCATGAAGGGTATCGTGGAGTTAATCGAGAGGCATATGCAATTCGTGAATATCTCTGGCGTGAGGTTTAAAATTGAAAGAATGTATTCGGTGGTGTTTGATATGCTGTCCCTGCTTACATCTTGACCGTTCTCGAACAAATTCAACTTGGAGGGTTTTATAGTCCTGATGATCTCGTATTCATTCTTGTCTATGGAAAATGTTAAAGACACCTCCGCAGTTTCATTTGTTAGGTTGTTTACAACAAACTCCTTTTTAAGTTCTCTTGTTGTCTCCCCAAACAATGCAAAATAAAAGGAATCGACAAGAGAACTCTTTCCAGTTCCATTTTGACGATCCATCAAGTCCTTGTTTATTCCCGTTATGATGTTCAGTCCCTTTTGAAAATCCACAACAACAGGAGTCTTTCCTATGCTTAGGAAATTTTTAACTTTTAATGTTTTAAATACTACTTTTTTCACGATTGTTTATATAATTCCACTGTGTATTTTGCAACATCTTCTTTATTGTCGATGTCTAAAAGTTTAACAAAATCAAAAATCGCTTTTTCCATATCAATTCCAGACAAGTCAAACTCTTCATCCAATTCTTCAGAAACAGGATTGAATGCAATTGTATTGTCAAAAGAAAGAGATATTGGGTTTAAATTTTTTATATTGGCTGAATATTTTTCCAATTCCTCGCTTTCTATGTTTTTATCGACAATGATTCTTACAATGTTGTTTTCTACATTTTGTTCCGAACTGTCATATTCCGACAGTTTAATTTTTTTATGTTTGGGTGAATTTTTGTTTTCATAGAATGTATAAGACGTGTCATCGAAATTAACAATATAATATCCCTTTGTCGATTCAGTATCTCCAAAGTCCATCTCAAAGGGGTTTCCGACATATATAATCTTGGATTCCTTATATTCTCTCTCATCTCTCAAATGAAAATGCCCACTAAAAACAAGTGGTGCCTTCTTGGATACGCTTGAGGGTGAAAATCCATGTTCACATAATTTATATGTGTTCATTTTGAAGCTTTCTATTTCAAAATGCCCCATCAACACATCGCATTGAGGAATATCCTTCATTTCAGTTCCCCAAGGACACATGAATACTTTCTTTCCACCAAATTCAAACATCTTTGGCTTATCTATGATTTCAATGTTAGGATACCCCCTAAAAACAGAAAGAGAGTGAATATCAGCCTTGTCTTTTAAGAAGCTGCAATGATTTCCAACAATCATTTTAAGCTCGAAGTCTTTAAACTTATCAGTTATATCGGATGCAACGTGTAGAGTATTAACCGATATATCAGACCTAGAATGGAAATAATCTCCAAGAAAAAGTATGTTTTTTATATTCTTCTTTTTTAATTCTGAAACAAACCAATCACTCCAATCGTCAGCTATCTTATGCCAAGTAGAACTGTTTTGATGAACTCCTAAATGGAGGTCTGAAAAAATCGCATAATTGTTATCCACTTGATTGTGATTATAATTCAATTTCAATAATTGTCAATTTTGTCGATTGGTGCTGGTCTTGTGTAAACCTTATGTGAACCGTATTCCTCACTATCATTCATCATGATATCGAAATTTCTTTCCTTGTATTCCTCAACAACTTCGTGGTGCTTCTTTTCTTTTTTAATTCTACAAATAAATGCATGATAAGCAATTGTTGTAAAATAACCGAAAGGTGAAAAACCTTGATTCAATTTAAACTTCTTATGAAGAATTGCTTGATACATTTTTAGAACAGCATCTCCCACCATGTCTTCTTTGTAGCTGTAGTTAATAAAATTACCAGCATAGGAAAGCCCTTGGGCTATTTTCTGAATGCTATCTCCAAGATAATTGGTTATGATTCCATCATCGTAATACTTGATCAGGGCATCTTCGAAATCTTTAGCATTCACATAATGGGGTTTATCTTCTGCTTTTTTTCTTTTTCTTTTTACTGGTTTGTCGTTATCTTTCATTGATTTTAATTCTTTGGTGTGGGATATTTTCCTGTTCATAGAATTCTTGGCGTTTCATTTGATGTTGCATTCCATAATACAATTGATCGGCCACATCTATGATATAAAGTGTATTTTTCTTTTCGTGTAAACGAAGACCTCTACCAATGCTTTGTAAAACTTTTATTTTGGATTTTCCTCCACCTCCAAAAATAATATAGTGAAGGTTTTTAATATTGATTCCTGTTGAAAATATTTTGGAAATGGCTATACATATGACATTTTCCTTAGTTTCCATTATCTTTCTTATTTTTTCTCTATCATCCACTCCCATTTCTCCAGAAATATAAAAGACTTCTTTGTTTTCCAAGCCTTTACTTAAAACTTTGTAAAGAGTTTCACCATGTTCAAGATAATCTACAAGAATCAATGCGTTGTTTTGACAGTTAAGTGAAAGTTTTCGTATGGTTTCATTTCTGAATTGACTTTTTATAAGGAAATCAATTTCATTTCTATAGTTGTCCGTTGCAGCATTGCCTCCAAAATTTCTTATCGGTTTGGTTTTATATTCCAATTCGACAACTTGAGCTATTGCGGGAACAACGTGTTTATCCTCCCTTAATTCAAAGCTTCTTCTTTGGTAAATTATAGGACCAATCTTCCCTATAATTGTCCATTGGTCTATTTTGTCTTCTGGCATCGTACCAGTAAACCCAAACTTGTGGCTTGTTTGGCATGTTTCTATAATTTTTGTTATTTCGTTGGATTTTCTGATTTGGTGACACTCATCTACAACGAGAACATCTATATATTTCAACCAATCTATGTCGCTGTTCTTAGATTGCAGTATGGCACTTGTGCATACAACGACATTTCTACTCAAATCGAGCTTATCATCACCTGTCCACTTGGAATATCCAAACGGAACACCGTATTCTTGAAAGTCACCACAAGTTTGAACAACTAGGCTCCTATTGGGAACAACCAAGCAACACTTGAAGTTGCTGTCCATATTGTGTATTTTTGACAACAAGGAAGCCATTGTAAGCGTTTTTCCGCCAGCAGTGGCTAGAAGTATCGTTCCTCTTCCAAAATTCAGACATTTATCGACTATTTCCTTTTGGTAATCCCTCAATTTCAAATTAAGGGGATATTCTTCCAAAGAAAACGATTCTGTTTTCCTCCAATCGTATGCTGCTGGATTATTTTCCCTCAATAAATCCTGATGAATCTTCACACGATCCATCGAATATTCCGTATTGTTCTTTATGAACTTTAAAATCTCAGGAAGAAGACAAGAATCGAATCTTCCGGTTCCTGTTATAACATACTTTCTGGATGGAATGAACCTGTTTCTCGCAAACTTGGCACCATCGTTCTTTACGGAAAAGAATTCTTTTACTTCATCGAAGTAATCGCCTGAGTAAATTCCCTTTTTCTTCTTGTCATCGTATCCAAGATCTATCATGTGGTTTCCAACTGAACTATCTTGATAATGTTTCCAATGTCGAAACTCATGGATGACATTACCTTTTCAATCTTTTCCAGAAAATCGATAAGATTTTTACTTTCTTCTATCTTTTCATCGATTTCCAGAACGGATTCATGTTTTTCTGCAACATTCCTTAGAACGGGAGCAGAAATGGAGGCCACAGCCTCTTGTTTTATTTTCTCAATGACAATGTTTAATTGCTTTTTCTTGTCTTTCTCAAGTCTGTTTAAATTGTTTTTCTCTAAAATTAAACGAGAAACCCACTTTGCCTTCTTTGCTGGAAGAAGAAGAGAAGATTCCTTCAAGTTCATCTCATCAACAATGCAATCTTGTTTTAGTTCCTCTATGTAATTTGATAAAGACATTTAAAATCTAAATAAATATAACTTATTTTTCAAAAAAGTCAAATAATGAATTTCGATAAATTAGTAAAATGTATTTTAGAGGACAATGCCGCTGGTGATGGAGGCTCATTTGGGTCTGGTGAATCATTCGGACATGGTGGTGCTGTCGGTAATTCTGACTTTTGGAATACCGGAAGTGCAATTATCCCCTATGTAATGGGGACATTTAGAAGATCGGGGAAAGTAAAAGGGAAAAGAAAAAGAAAAAATGCAAAAAGAAGAAAGAAAAATAGATCTAAGTGATACTGGTCACTGGATTCTTCCTCCAAGTGTGGAAGAATTTGGAGATAATTCCAAAGATTACTTCGGTTTTGTATATAAAATAACTCTGCCCAATGGTTTCTGGTATATTGGGTCCAAGCAATTCGAATCTAAGAGAAAATTAAAGCCTTTGAAGGGTAAAACAAGAGCAAGAAGGACGGTTGTGGAGAGTGATTGGAGAGAATACACGTCATCCTCAAACATGATAAACGACATTATATCCAAAGAGGGGAAAGGAAATATGAGGTTTGAAATCATAACTCTTGCAAGGGGTGGGAAGTTTGAATTAAAATATTGTGAAATGAAACATCAAGTTTTGGAAAATTGTCTTTTTGAAGAGAATTGCATGAACCAAATAGTGAACGTAAGGCTTGGGAAGAAAAAAACTTTCAATTTTTAAAAATATTTTCACTTTACCCTATTGACTTTTTGGGGTAGTTGGGTTAAAATCATTCTGTGGATGTTTCAAAACCCTTTACACACAACAAAACATCTGAATATAAGAAAACTAGAAATGCATTTTTTGTAGAAAAAACAAATTTTTCAATTGTATTTTTAAATTTCTGTTTTAAAATGAATCTGTGAATGATTTGAAAAGGAATTAGATTTTTAAACATAAAATGCTCTACGAATTGATTAATTATAACACTTTATACAAGAATATCAAACTAGATATAGAAGAATTCTGTAAGAAATATGAAATTTCATTTGAAAATTCCAAAGTAAAAACAAAAAGAGAACTTTTAATTTATTTTTCTCTTATTGAGATTTTAAAAAAATTGGAAAAAAGAAAATTAGAAAAACCAATTGTAATCTTCGATTCAAACTTCAATAATACTTTGTTTCAATTCTGTTTTAAACAAATATCAAAAATTCTAGTTATTCCTGTATTTTTTGTTGAAAATGAAATTTCAAATGGAACAAAGAAAGAATTGATATTAAAAGCTGATTCTTTTTATGATTTAAATATTTTTACAATTAAAAAACTAAAAAAACAATTATGTTTTAAAAAACATAGTTCTCTTGTTTCAAATATTTGTAATTTTAAATCTTTGGGATGCTCTCAAATGATGGAGCATAGCGTTGAATGATTGGGAGAAATTGTCTTAATGCCTCTTTTGCATTGTTTTCATTGATATCTCCGAATTCAACAATTTTATTCTCTTCATCAGCATCTAGTCTTTCGATCATAAGAGCCTTTGCAATCATTCTTACAAGAAGAACCATTCCTTCAGGGGAAAGTGCTTCGGTATTAGAAGGTTGTTCCGGAATTTCAGGAACTGGTGTTGGTGCTGCCTGATCTGGTGCAGCCTGTGCAGGAGCTTCTGGTGTTGGAGGAACAGGGGGTTGATCTTGTTCAGTAATAAGTTCCTTGTATCCTTTGTTGAGTATTTTGTGAAATCTGCTCATATTATTTGCTTTCCTTTAAAATTTCCAAATTGAAAATAATTCTCTTCAATACTTCTTCATTTACTTCTTTTCCTTCACCATTCAACATGCTTGTAATTTTGGAAATCAAAACCATATCATTTGAGAAGTCATCCATTGGCTTTGATACATTTTTTTCATAGGATTCAAACTCTATGACATTCTTAACAGCACAAAGATAATCAGCTGCTTTCACAATCTTGGAAAGCATCCATGCTTCGATTTTATTTCCACATCCAACAAGAGACATGAGAGCATCTGCATATTTTTTGATTTTGAATACTTCAGATTTTGCCATATCAAGATTTCCAGAATCATGCACATCGTAATCGCATTCCTCACACCCCTCTTCTTCCTCTTGAGAATGTTGACCACACTCTCCACTTTCGCATTCTGGGCAACTCTGTCTATTCATGTCAATAGTATTGGCCGTTTGTTCCATTTCCTCTGGACTCCTTCTGAATGTTTCAATTTCTTCTGGTTTTGTTGCAATAAATTCTATTTCATTTTGGTCGGGATTTGTTGCATTTTTAATCAATACGTTTTGGGGCATTTGTTCGCCTCCAACATTCATTTCTTCCAAAACTTGTTCATATGCTTTGGAAAGTTCTAAAAGACTGGATTTTCTTGTCATAAGATTATTTAGTTGTCGAATGATAAATAAATTTGTTATGAGTAATTTTGATCAACTTGTTAATGTCATTTTGGAAGCTGCTAGATGCACAGGTCCAACAAAGAAGGCATCTTCAACAGCTAAAGGTAAAAAATGGATGCAATGTGTAAAAAATCCAAAAGGAAAAGGTTACAAAAGAGTTCATTTTGGACAAAAGGGTGTGAAAGTTACAGGAAAATCAGGCAACACTAAGAGAAAAAAAAGCTTCCGCGCACGGCATGGATGCTCCAAAGCAAAACCAGGAACCGCAAAATTTCTAAGTTGTAAGAATTGGTAAACGTTTTATTTGTAATAATTTACATAAATGAAATTCAACGACCTCTACAACTATCTATTGGAAACAGCACTTGGTCTTGTTGAAGACATCACAATAGAGGGAATTGGAACTCTAAAGGCAAAAACAGACACAGGAAATTCAGCACACAATGTTCTCCATGGTTTGATCAAAGGAAAACAAGAAGGAAGCGTTACATTTGAAACAATAGATGGTAAAGTTGTAACATTCCCATACAATGAAGAAATAAAAATTCACATTGGTTCAGGTAACAAAGAAGACAGACCAGTTGTTAATTTCAATGTGGAAATTAATGGAGAAAGATATGAGAATGTCCCATTCTCAATAGCAGATAGAAGCGAGAACGAATACAAGGCACTTCTTGGGGAAGAATTCATAAAAGCCAATGGTGGAATTGTTGATGCAACAAAAGAGGATTAAATATTTTAATGCGTGACAATGATAGTTTGATTTTGGAAAAATTATATTCTACTATTTTGGAAAATAGTGGTTTAGATGCAAAATATGCCGAATTGGAACAAAGATCAAAAGATGGAGATGAAGAAGCTGAAGCGGAAGCGCAGAAAATGGTGGATGAGGCTGCGAAAAAATCTGAATATAATATTGCTGATGTTTTCCACGGAAGTCCGACTCACGGGTTTACTGTGTTTACTCCACAAACAGACATAACGGGTTCTATTAGAAATCAAGGGGTGCATGTGTTTTCAAAAGGAACCAAAATACCTCGTAGATATTCGGGCAGCAAAGGAGAAATTCGCAAGTTTTTTTTGAATGTTAATAATCCTTTTGATCATAGGAATCACGATCAAGTTAGGTATGTTTTGCGTCACATTTTTTTTAATCGCAACAATTATCTTGATATGGAAACTCCAAATGGAGTGGTTCCAGACCTTTATAAACTTTTGGAAGATAAATCTAAAGACTACGAAACAGTAAACAAAAATGACACATCGGCTGAAAAACTTTTTAAGCTTGCATCAGCACCAGATTATGAGTTCGTAGAAACATCTGGAGTTCCACAAGTTCTTAAAGAATTGGGATATGATGGTTATATAACAATGGAGGGTGGGGAATTGGTTTATGGGGTTTTTGATTCTTTTCAAATCAAATCCGCCACCCCCTTCACCTATGATAATGGAGAATTGATTCCCCTTTCCCAAAGATTCGATTCTTCAAACAATGATATAAGATATTGATTATTTTATATTCCAAATGAATAAATAATTAGGTGAAATTTCTAAACCTATTGGAAAATGCAGTCAAATCCATAAAACTTCAAAAGGTCCGCATCAAGGTTGATCCTATGTGGAGTGAGAAGCTGGGTATTATTAATTCACCATATTATGAAGGATACATACTACAGGAGTGTCCGGGCAGCAAAATGGACTTCAAAGTTTTCATTGTCAACACTCCATCAGGAATTAACCCTATACAAACTGTGCATAAAGCTCATTTGGAGCCTGTTGAGGTCGAGACTCCACAAGAAACTGAAAAAGTTTCAAAATTCAATGGCTCAAGACTATCGGTCTTTAAGAAACACCTTGTTGAGAAACTCAAGGAATTAGGTAAAGAATTAGAATCTCCAGAAGTTTCCCAAGTTATTGCATCCACAGATATCGGTTTTATTGAAACCTATTTGAAACAAATGGGACTAAATGAAGAAGATCTTTTAAATTTGTATAGAAAATGCTTACAAAAATAACTAAATATATAAAATTATGCCACTAAAAAAAGGAAAATCAAAAGAAACCATCTCTAAAAACATTAAAGGAGAGATGAAGAAATACAAGAAAACCGGAAAAATTGGAACTTCCAAGCCCAAGTCCAAGAAGAAAGCTCAGAAACAATCTGTTGCAATCGCATTGAGCAAGGCACGTGAATCCGGTGCAAAGATTCCAAAAAAGTCAAAAAAATCAGTTGTAAAGGAATCTTTTGACAAATATATCAATCTTTTGGTTAAAGAATCTTTTGGTTTAAGTGAAATGGACGGCCCCTTGGTTAATAGCTCATTTGATGATAAATCAAACGATCATAATGACCCAGACGAGAGCGAATTTCCTTCAAAGTTGAAAGAACTCCCAAAAGGTGAATATTTCAAAAGAAAACCTGATTCTAAAAAAATATGGATCAAGGGCGATCATGTAAGATTCCGCAAAAATGGAAAAATCATTATTCGTTATTCTTGTTCAGCAGCGGACGACATGAATCAAGAGATTTTTCTAAATCCTCTTACTCCAGTTTATACAGAGTTTGAATATTAATATTTGACTTTTTCTTTTTAGATTCTAAATTCTTTACATGCCAGTAAAAAAGGATTTTAGAAAAGAATTAGAAAAACTCATATCCAAATACGATGATTCCGTATTGGCTAAACATATTGATCATTGCTTGAAAGAATACGATCATACTGAATATATGAAGGGCGCAGAGAATCCATTTGGGGTAGATTTAAACAAGGTTCCTGAAGTTAAACCAAACACACCTCAACCGCCTCAAGCCATTCCAGCGAATATTGGAAATATCACAACGCAAGGTTGGTCTAATCCGTTTGCAGGAACAAGCTGGGGAGTTTAACCTTCCCCTCTAGCTCCCCTAGCGAATCCTCTCTCCCATTCGGATACATTATGCGCCCAATTGGGATCTTTTGTTCTGTTGGAGTCACTTTTTCCAGAGCTAGAAACTCTACTCTTATCACCGCTGAAGAAACCTGCAATTTTATTTGGTATAGTTTCAGTTGCTGGTTTTTGAGCAGTAACGTCTTTACGATATATTGATGGGTCTCTTGGACGTGGAGCAGATACCGGAGCTTGTACTGGCTTTTCAAATTTCATCGGACCCAATTTATTAAAGTCCAATGGACCACTATCTCCGAAAAAATCCGCCTCAGATGACGGTTGCTCCTCATCTTCAGGCAATCTTTCGGGGTTTTCTTTTTGTTGCTTCTCCCTCTCTCTTGCTAGTTCCTTTCCGAACTTAGGATCAGGCTCATTTGCGGTTTCTTGATCATCCTGTGCAGGAGTAGCCTCTGGATAAGAAGCATAACCAGCTGTATCGGCATCTCCTACTCTGTGTAAAATGTTATATGCCCTCTCAACCATTGGATTTCCAAAAAGTTCTAAAATTTCGGATTTTAATCTTTGATCAAAATTAGCTGCTCTGACTTTATCGATAAAAGATTGAAAACTTTTAGTTTCAGCTTGCTCCAAAAGGATTGATTTGTATTGATTGAAAATATCGTGGTTGTCTTTTTTACCTAACATATTAATTATATTTAGCATTTTATCCAACTAAATAATCATACAATGACCAGATTTGATAAATTTTGTAATTTAATTCTAGAGGTATATGGTAAAAGAATAACATCAGCTACAGGAACCGACAACAGTGGAAAAACGGAAGTTACTTATAGCGATGGATCTTCTGCTGTATTGACCGGACCCAGACCAGTGAGAAACAACAATCCCGGTAACATTGAGTATGGGCCATTTGCCAAAGCAAATGGAGCAGTAGGAGGTGATGGGAGATATGCGGTTTTTCCAGATGTTGAGACTGGGACAAAGGCTCAAATAAATTTATTAAAAACATCCACTTATCAAAATTTAACATTAAAAGATGCAATTACAAGATATGCTCCACCAAATGAAGGCAACAATGCATCATATCCTAATAAACTCAGCAATATGACTGGAATTTCATTGGACACCAAACTTAGCAATCTATCGCCAAGTCAATTTTCTAACATGGTAGATAAAATGCAAGCAATTGAAGGGTTTAAATCGGGAAACGTCGATTCCACCCCATCCCAACAATATGCTGGAACTGGAGCAACACAACAACCACCAGAAGGAGGGGAAAAGGACAAAGAGCAATCACCATATGCCGCAATGTTTGCTCAATATTTGCCTTCCGTAGCAGGAGGATTTACTAAAGAAAAGGGAGCAGAATCCCTTAAAGGAATAATGAACACAGCAGTCGGAGCAATAGAGGGAATGACAGGGAAAAAACTACCAATACCAAAGGTTTAATTATGAACGAAGACGTAAATGCTATTTTTGAAAAATATGTTCTTGTGTTGGAACAAGAACAACAATCACAGGCTCAAAGTGAAGGCAAGCCATTAGGTCAATTAGTAGGAGCTAAAGGTGGAGGAGAAGGAGGAGATTGGGGAGGATCTATGCCAAAACTCATATCTCTTTTGCCTTTTGGCGTTTGGAAACCATCATCATTAAAAAGGGCAAGACTAAGCACAAGGTCCGGTAACATGTCTGATCACTATGAGGGAAATAGTATAGCATATGCTGCGGACTTTGGACTGAATACCACATTCGGAACAAGAGTCGAAGATGCTACAAGATTTGCAATCGCCGTTGCTAGAAATGCAGGAGCAAATGTTTCTTCTTGGGAACCATTTAAGGGAAATTATTTTAATCACGAAACCCCAGATGGATATAGAGTTCAAATTATTTGGCTATCAAATGTGGGGGGAAACCATTATGATCACGTCCACGTTGGAGTTAAAAAAGGAAGAAGCTCGGCTAAATTTAAAGGATCGGCGGCTCCTGTCTTAAATGCAAAGACAAAGACAGACGCAGAAACCAACCAACAAACAGATCAACAATTTTTTACAAAAGACCCCGAAGGTAAAGAACCATCTCCTTATTTAAATCAATTAAATCAAATGCTTCAAGGGGGCTTCACAAAAGAAAAAGGAATAGAAGCACTTCAAGGAATAGTTGGAAATGCAATATCCGATATAGGAAAGGCTGTTGGAAAAAAACTTTTCTAAAACAATAAATAATACCATGAGAGATAAAGATGCACAGTTGATTTTCGAAAGTTATTTAAATTCCAAAAATAACATAATTTTAGAAGACGATGGTAAAAAATGGGAGGATGAAAGCTCTGTATGGTTTTGGTTGAAAACATTTGATCCAACGGGATTTAGTTCTTGGCCTGATGTTAGGGAGGCTTACTATGGAGTTAGAGAAAATCCAGCAGACGTTGGCCCTTGGGCATTTTTTATATTGCAGATGTTTTTAGCTTTACCTAATTTTGGATTATTGGCAGCAGGAATTGGGGGAATAGGATGGGCTGGATTGAGGACTGTGGCCAAAGCTGCGATTAAAGCTGGTCCATCTAGTCCAGCGGTTTATAAAATTGCTGAAACAATATTAAAATATGCTACTGAGACTAAATGGTTTCAGGCAATATTGGTTAAATTTGGAAAAATTCTTAAAGAAAAAGGAGTCATGAATCAAAATATGCTCGATATTTACGAAAATATGATTACGTCTGGAAATTTTGCTAAATTAGGTTCAAAAGGAGGAGCTTTGGCTATAGCTGCAAAAGAAACAATTGGTGACGGGATTAGGTATGTTCCAAAAATACCATTGGTAGGAATTCCAATATTTGGAAAAGGCGGTCAAATTGCTCAATATGGTGGAAGGGCGGGAATGTCCCAAGCGGATGAGGTTAAAGCTGAATTTGAAAAATTTAAACAAAATATAAATAAAGGTTCTAATAAAGGACAAGGACCAACTAAAGAAGCCGCCAAAGAAGGAAAATATCCAGTTGGAAAAAGAGTTAAACCTGATCAACAGACTCCTGATAAAAAAACAGAACCTGCTCCAGCTAAAAGCAAATCTAAATATGCACTTGAAAACTTAGACTAATATATGAACAAATATAATACCTTGAAATATATCATGGAGCAAACGTCTTCCGATTTAGAAAAAAATGTTAATAGATTAAAAAAATTAATAGCTATTTACAATTCAGATTCTGAAGAAAACAAGGATTTGTTGTCAACGGATCCTAATTCTGAAGATAGTTTGAAATTTTGGAATTCGGTAGAAACGCTTTTAAAAAATATTGAAAATGCTGATGCATATTCTCCCGAATCTTCAAAATATTTACAAGAACAGGGAGAAGATGTGGCAAAAGCAATGTCTGATATAAAAGAAATCGTTAAACAACATCCTGAAATATATAATGCCAATTTTAAAGAAATATTAGACCCAATATCAAGCGAGCCTTTATCGACAAAACCAACAGAGCAACAAACCGCGCCTTCAAATGCTCCATCTAGTGAACAAAAACCAGAATCCACCGCAACCGGAACTTCTGAAAAGAAACCGGAAGATACATACACTAAAGATTACACAGGAGTATCTATTGTGGATTTCTTAGATCAAAGTGGAAAACCAAGTGATTTTGAATCGCGTAAAAAATTAGCTCAAAGTCTTGGAATTCAAAATTACACAGGAACCGCATCTCAAAATACTCAAATGCTCAATACATTAAGAGGCGGTAAACAATATTCCGATGGAGTTGAAGTTCAAAAAGCAGAACTCGCCAAACCATATACTACACCCAAAGATGGAAAAGGTCCAACAATTAGATATGGTCAAATGGAATATCCCGCATATATTGACATGGGTGGAGGAAAATATCGCCTTGCAAAACAAGAAGAATTGGATAACCCGAATATGCAACTTTATATTCCAAATCCCAAAAAGGGACAACAGGAATATGGAAAGCCAAATTTTGTTAAAGTTAGAAGAGAAGGTAGCGATATTAGACGCCAATCTCAATTCGGTGGAGCAATTGGATCTGCTTCCAATTTATTCGGAGACATTGGAAACACTCTTGCAAAACCATTCAGAAAATAATTGATTTTTTGGAAAATTGAAGTAAGATAATTGCATGAGAATAGCAATTTCTGGATGTGCCGCTTCTGGTAAAACCACAACAATTCAACATTTTCTTCAAAAATGGCCAAGTTATTCATTGATCAATAGTGAATATAGAAAGTTAATTAAAGATAATAACCACTCCAAAAACACTACTTCAAAGCTCCAAGGTGAAATATTAGATATACTAGTCAAAGAGTGTGAACCATATACTCTCCACCAGAATGTGATATTTGATAGATGTCCAATAGATAACCTCGTTTATAGTATGTGGTGCTATGGAAATAACGTGGAAGGATTCACTGACAAATTTATAGAGCAATCAATTTTAAAAGTCAGAAAAGCAATGCAATATTTTGATGTTATCTTTGTTTGCACTAGAGATTTAATGCCTCCAATTGAAGATAACGGAGTTAGGGAAATTGATCCTAAGTATGTGGAAGAGACTGATAATCTTTTTAAAGCCATCATTAACAAATATAAAAAAGGAGCAGAAGAATTGCCATTTTTTGAAAAAAATAATGCACCAGCCATTATCGACATATATGGTCAACCACATGAGAGGCTTGCACAGATTGCAATGTATGTCACCGAGGATGGTAATATGTATGGTGAAGATCAATCACTTATAAACTTGGATGAATTAGGAGAAATGAACAAACTCGTTAGAGAACAACAAGACGCATTAAAAAATGAAAAAACTCCAATCTTTGGCATTAAATAATTGAGTGAAGTTTCATAAACAGGCTAACGCTCTCTTAGAGGGATATAACTCTATTTTAACTAAATCTAGGATGTTTTATCCTAGAAATTTCAATCTTTCCAAAGAATTTCTTAATTCATTCAAGAAAGAGGTTGCTAGGTTGAAAGCCGAGAATGTTGGAGAAAAAGACATTGTGAGAAAAATCACAAAAGCACTTCATTTCCACGTTAAAGATTAAAAGTATTTTAAAACCTTTGTCTCAAAGGTAGCATCACCCACGACTGCTGTCGTGGAAGAAATTGTGATGGTATAGGTGTAGGGGAGAGGGTCCGGAGGGGAGCCTGGATTCTGTATCGAGGACAACAACAATGCCCATGTCATTTTTGAGGCACTTCCATTTGTAGGAATCACATTTATATCACTAACTCTTATACTTCCAATTTCACTATTAAAATTAGTCTGTCCCTTATATGCTCCATTTAATACTGTGATAGCGGTTGGATACACTTCAAAATATCTAGGATAATTTGCTGTTAATGCACTTATCTTTGTATTAACGGCACTTAATACGTTTGTGGAAAGGGTTTGAAACTTGCTATCAACAGTAGCGGACATTGAAACTTGTTTCGAACAAACACTTTCTATAGTAGTGTAAAACGATGCATTTTCTGGCCCAATTACAAAGTTTTGGAAATCCAAAATATAAGTCCCTTGGTCATTTTCCACTATAAGATAATTACCGTCTACAATTTCTTCTAATTCGGGTAATTCCTTTATGTTTGTTTCGTTGTATAACGCCATTTGAATTATTTATACTTTAAGCTAAATCATCTATATGGTATTCGTAGGTATTGTTACTTGTAATAGAGAAGATTTTTTCAAAAAATGCTACGACTCTGTAAAGAGTTCAATAGGAGTGGATTTTATAGCCGTAGTTAACGATGGAAAAACAGAAGTAAATGTCGATAAAGACGACATTTATATAAAAAATAAAGTAAATTTAGGGGTCGGAAAGAGCAAAAATACATTGTTCAGAGAGGCATTTAAATTAAAAAAACAAGGTAAGGACATTCAACACGTATTCATTATTGAAGATGACATTGTGATGAAAGATCCGAATGTGTTCAACGAATACATAAAGGCCAGAAACATTACAGGGATACAGCACTTTTGTTTTGCATATCATGGTCCAGCCAATAAAAACGGAATATCTGGAGGAAAACCATGCCCAAGATATATCATTGATTATGGAAACTCAAAAATAGCAATCAACACTCATAGCGTTGGTGCATTTTGTTATTATACAACAGAAGTTTTGGAAAAAGTTGGACTGATAGATGAGAACTTTCACAATGCATTTGAACACGTTGAGCATTCTTATAGAATAGCAAAAGAGGGATATACGACACCATATTGGAATTGGGCTGATCTTGCAAACAGCATGGATTTACTGGATGAAATTCAATGCTCGGAGCAAAGCAGCACAATAAGACCAAGAAAAGACTGGAAAGACAATATTATAAAGGGCGCATCTTTGTTTCAAAGAAAACATGGATATTCTCCAGCATGGCAAAATGCTGTCCCAGATACATCTGAAAAAGATGTAAAGGAAACTATGAAGAATATCTTCAAGAAGTTTGCTCGGAACTCCCCATAGTCTCTCTTTTATTCGTCTTTGGGTCTAGCAAATGGAGAGTGTTTTTCTTGTTAGAAAAACAATTCATGGACCCAGCTATTTTTGTCATTTGAGCACTATGAAGACCGACAACTGCTTTACATTGTTTCAATATCTCGACATTCTTCATGAACATTAAAGTTTCCTGCTCTCTTAATGCTGGATTTCTAGTAACCATATCAGCATTTGACATTTTTTGATCACCATATCTTTTCTCTTCACTATCATATACGAAATTATATTGAGGATATTTTTTTTCCATTTCGTGTATATAATCCAACTCATCACTTGTTACAAAAAAAGAATCTCCAAGATTATTTTCTTCAACGTATTTGAAAAGATATTCGTCTGAAAGATAAGATGTTTCCATTATCTTATCGCCCCTACGAAGGTGCAATGCTGTTAAGTTTTTAAATCCTTTTATCTCGTATTTCTCTTTGATAAAGTCGATACATTCTTCCACCTTGTCCTTGTATGTTTTATTCAATTTCAGCAAACCATACATATATCCAGAATACATTGTGTAATCGGCATCATTTGGACACCAGCATTGATACTTGTGCATGTTTTCACTATTCCAATATTTCCCAAAATCGAAAAACACAACCTCTTTGTCATTTTCTGTGAAGTCGAATATTTCGACTTCTTTTATTCCCTTCTTTTTTAAAGTATCAAGATTCACGTCAAATTGCTTGAAAGGATCTTCATACACATAACTCGTATACCTGAAAATAGGAGTTCTTCCAAATGCATGTCCAATTTGCATAATCAGTTTTCTTCTGGCATACATTGCCCCAAAACCACCCCATTCAATGTCGCCTATAATATATTTTTTAGAATCAAATAATTCGTAATTCACTTTCTTATTGAGAAGAATTTTGAAAGAAATCAACATTTGTTTTTCAAAAACACATTCTAAATATCATCATGGAAAAAGATTCAAAATTTATAGAAGAATGTACAGGAGCCTGCGATTGGGATTCTTTAATTTTAAAAAGATTTTTGGAGTTTGTTCCAGAAAATTCTATTGTTGCGGACATAGGCGCTAATCATGGAATATTCACTTTGAATATTACTAAAAACATAAAAACAAAACAAATATATGCGATTGAGCCTGATCATCAAAACTTTGAAATATTGAAACTCGGAACAAAAGGAGAATCAAATGTTAACCTCATAAATGCAGCTGTTTCTGATCATAATGGTGAAGTCGATATTTGGGATGGAAACGGGGATCATGCCACAAGAAACATTCTTGGGGAAAAGTCATTTTGGGGAGAAGGTAGAATTAAGAGAAAGACATGCACTGTGGATTGCGCCACATTGGATTATATTTTTGGTGAAAAATTGAAAGTCGCCCCAGACGCCTGTAAAATTGATGTTGAGGGCGCTGAATTATTGGCATTTGAGGGTGGGAAGAAGACAATTCCAAAAATGAAATGTTTATTTGTGGAATGCCACACCAATGAAACATATCAGGGTATTGTGAAAATGTCTTTGGAAAACAATTGGGAAATATTTTGTCTCAAAAATCTCCACAAAATAACTTCAGTGGAAGAACTCGATTTCTGTTACCAAGTTATTATTTTTCCACAAGGGAAATAATTCGTTCACAAACCTTATCCAAGGTAAAGAAGTTTTTATACGCTTCTTTACCGTTTTGTGACATAACATCTATTTCGGATTGAGTCTTGGATTTTAAAATATCTTTAAGATTTTCAATATTTTTTACATCCAAAACAACACTAAATGAGTTGTAATTCAATACGTCAGAGAAAGGAAGATATGGAACATCGTCATATATGTAAACAGGAATCGATCCAAGTTGCAATGTTTCGTAAAACCTAAAACTCTGTTTACCATAACCCCTTGCACATATTGTAAAAACCGATTTTTTAGTTGTTTCCCTGAATATATCCAAATCACTCTTGTTGATATTATATTGCCAAGTTTTACTGGATATATGAAAATCGCTGTCTTTTTTACAATATTCTATCGTTTTTCTCCTGACATCGTGAGTCTCTGATCCAACAAAACTACAAAATATACTTTTATCGTATTTTACACCATCGTCAGGAATAGGAGAACATACTAAAGGAATAGGTATCCCCTTTGGATAATTACCACCAGCGGAATAAACATCCACATCCAAGTGTTCTGTTTTTTCACTTGGAGCATCATCGTGCTGTGAAACTATAAAATATTTTTTATCTTTTGGTATTGTATTAAGATAACATTGGATGACAGGATTCTTGTAATTGTGTATCCAATTTCTTAGATATATATTTGTCCAAAATATTGGAAGATAATATCTGGAATACTCTTTATCCAAACAATTTTTAATGAAATAATCGCAAAAATATTCCTCCAAATAAAGACCTTGATGGTAACAAGGATAGGGGGGAAGAGGGTATTTTATCCTCAAATAAGTAGTATCATGGAACAGTTTCTCTTGAAAGTTCACTCTTAATATATTCTAATAGTTTGATTTTATTGTTCACACCGACAGTCCAATTGGCATGGTGCATTAAAATTGATTTTGGAATATTATCATATTCCTCACCATTCCATACAGCATTTCCAGTATTATATGCTATCGTGTAATACTTGTCTTCAGGAAATGTTCTCCAATTCAGAGAATTTCTACCAAAGTAGTTGAAAGCATACTGGTCATGTTCGAACTTGTCAATGTGTAAAATAGAATTTTCGAAAACTTTTTTTAATTTTTCTGTGCAAGTCATAACCATGAAACCTGTGCATAAAATTACATTTTCTGGACATTTAGGTGTGTCGCACTGACAAAAAAGATCAACATCGGGTTCCAAGTCTTTATATTTCAATATGTCTTCTGTAAATCCATCGAAGAACTGAATGTCGGGATCAGAATAAATGATCCTCTCTCCCATATTGTCTTCAATCGCTTTGATTATGACTTGAACCTTATCGGAAGTTGATTTACGAAATCCGTAAGTGCTATAGGAACCATCATTGCTAACTTGATCCATTTCTGACACATATAAAGAAAAATCTTTATTTTTATTTTGTTTTTTATATGTGGGGAGGAAATAATTGTCAAAAAACGGTTTATGAGAAGCGGTAAAAGATGTATATATCTTCATAGAAGAGATGGTATGTTATTTATAAATCCGGTTGGAGAAAGATAGTTTTCCCAAATCTCTCTGCATCTTTTTTGTCTTTCAGCTAAATCGTTTTTTTCACAATACTCTTGTATTTTATCTGGAAGAGAATTCAATTCTTTTTCTTCAACAAAAACTATTTCTTTTTTATAATCAATTAAATTTTCAAAAGGAAGAACACAATCCGTATCGATAAAGACTGGAATTCTACCAAAACACATGGTTTCATAGAAACGATAGGAAAAGTTACCACACCCTCTAGGACAAAGAATAAAGATATTGTTTTGCAAATTATTGAAAAACTTCTCTCTTCCTTTCATCTTATCCACAGATGGGTTTTGAAAGAAAGAGAAAACCTCATCATGCTGAATCATGAATCCACTTGTTTTTAATATTTCCAATGCTTCTTTTCTTATCGGCCTATTACTATCTCCGCAAAATCCAATAGAAGCTCTATCTGAAAACCCCTTAGAATTCTTCAAAATATCTGGAATGAAAACTGGAAAGGCGAATTCGTTTTTCTTTTTTTCAGATGCAAAGAAAGATGTTCTAAAAAGTATAACATCTTCAGGAATGTTATAATCCCCTCCGAAATCATCATTGTTCAGGCATATCAATTTCTTTCCATTTTTTCTGGAAAGTTCCAATATATCTAGGAATCTCTTTTCCAGAGACGATATAAATTTGAATGGGAGAACGAAGTAATCACACTCTTTTTCATCAGCATATTCTATTCCTGTAAGATTTTGAAAAATACCTGATTCCCAAAATCTATTTCCATCGATATGATCTTTTGCTTGTTTGGAAAGAAGAGGATAGGTGAAAAGAAGCTCAGTGACCAATTCAAGGTCGGATTGTTTCAAATATTGTTTAGGAACGTGGTATTTCATGGGTTAAAGTATTTGTTTTCCAGTTCAACTTCATTATCAAAAGGTGTCCAATAATTTTGACCCTTTCTTCTTAAAAGAACATTGAAAAGAAAATCATGCCACATCTTGCAATCGTCTTTATGTATATTCCAAAGAATATTCTTATTGTATTCCAATTCGGGCGATTGGTTGGAAGAAACTTCTTCATGCATTATGTGGAAAAGCATTGGAGGCCATTTGTTACAAAAATCGCAATTTCCTATTTTTTTCATTATAGTTGCATAATGAACATCCCATCCACTTATTGCATAAATGTATTTTGGAAATTCATTTTTATGTTTTTTCCACCATTCTGTTTTTACAGCATATGCATCGAATCCCGCCACTTGATAATGAGAAATTTCTTTAGGCTGCTCATCTATAGATGATATGTCACCAATTGCCAATCTTGCTGCACAGTAGGTATCGAAATTTGTATTTAAAATATGTTTTATAAATCTATCAGAAATAATAATATCCGAATTTACAAAAATAAACATATCGATATCATTTTGGTCGGAATATTCGCAAAGAACATTAAACATGTCATGTATCATTGGTAAATCCCTATCAAAACCATTAGTATAGGATTTGCTATGTTCTGTTAATTTTGGAAGAAAAACAATATCATCATTTTTTTGTGGATTTTCAGAACCCTCAAAATCCATGTTTAAAAGAGTCAATCCAAATTGTTTTTTTAATTTTAAAAGACTTTTTTGAGAAATTTCAACCCTTTTATTCAACGGGTAGTGTAAATTAAATCCAATGGCAATTCTCACGAATAAGATTTATTCAAACTCGTTATGTTTTCAATCCAAAAAAATAATCATTATGAGTGCCATCCCAATTAGGATTGTTTAGAGGATTATAGTTGGTAACATTTTCTAAACACTCATATCCGAAAAAAGAAAGATAATCAAATATTTCTTTTTTATCTTTTTCATATATCTCTATTAACATGAAAGATATTTGTTTTTTTGTGAGATCTATTCCCTTGAGAACTTCCAACTCGTAACCCTCAACGTCCAATGAAAGAAAATCTATTTTATTAAATCCGCTTTCATCTATTATAGATTGCAATGTTCTTGCTTTAACTGAAACTAAATTTGAATCATTAAGCCTATGCCCACCAACAGAAGACATCGCGTGTCCATTAAAATTTCCCAAAACTTCATTTTTTTTTATAATCAAAAGAAACACAAGCACTATTAAAAATTTTATTATTCGGTCTAGTTTTTAAGCAAGCATCATATCCTACAAAAGACGGCTCAATCAATATTCCACTCCATCCAAAATCATCTTCCAGCCATTTTGTATTGGATTGAAACGCTCCATCATTCGCTCCAAGTTCAATGTAAGCCCCGTTTCTGAAATCCAAAGACTGCTTGTAAATTGACATTAAGAATAGTTAAGCAATCAAGCACAACTTTCAACCATCTTCGCTTCTTGCTCTCTTCTTTTAAGAAGACCATCCAAGCCCTTGCCTTCCCAAAGTCTTTTCATGCTTCTGATTTCTCTAGCAATTCCTTTGTAATCTTTATTGGCAACCAAATCTCTGATATTAACCATTTCCACTCTCGATGGCCCTTTAGTTGATGTTCCTCTATTGAAAGCGATACTGACCAATCCTATTTGTGCCTTTTCGCAAAGCTCATTAGTCTTGGGCCAAAGAGCATTTGTCAATTTCCAGAATTTTGGAAGAGTCCAAGAAACAAAGGCTTTTGATGCATTTTCCCAAGATAATTCTATATCTTTCACTTTAGAAAGAGAGTTTTTGGCATTTTCCGCTTTTAACCCAATTACTGATTTTAATCTTGAACACTCTTCTTCTGTAAAAAAGGATGAAAAATGTTTATCGAATTCATCTTGAATCATGTATCCCAAATCAGCACCTATGCCCATTGTTATTCCGGATTCACCTTTTGGCCAAGTCATTTTTTTCAAACATTTTTCGTAATATGATTTTCCACCAGTTTCAAACTCTATTAAAGGAGTCCAATCGTAATCCAAATATGTTCTTTCTTTTTTAGGCGCTTCTACAACTTTTTTTTCGGAATCTTGTTCCTTTTTTAAAGCAGAAAATATAAAATTTAAAAATTTAGACAACATTAGAAATCAGCTCCTCCTGAAATTTTAAATGAAACTTTATTTTTTACATCATCAACAGAATTTATTTTTTTTGCTGAAAATGAAATTGCTGGCCTGATAGAAAGCAATAATCTCAACCAAAAAGGGCGATCATCCTCTTTTCTACTAGGATTGGTTATGAATCTGGAATAATCCTTTTCAGGCATTTTATTTAATCCTTAGATGCCACCTTTAAATTGGTTACAGCCATTTCGATGGCAAGATTTAACAAAGAATTAGCAGCATTCATTCCTTCATTCTTTGCAGCATCAGCCAATTTCTCAAAAGCCTGTTCTCTTTTTTCCGAATTGCTGATATTGTTGTTTTCAGCCAATTCTTTTACGATACCCAATGCTATTGGGAGAAGAACCGTCAAAGACATTCCGACTTGTTTAGTGACCAATGGCCAAACGAATGTCCATAGCAATTTAGGAACTCCTAGTATTTTTGATATTAATGATTTCATGGTTTTAAATTGGTAGCTGCTTGAACTGTTTGAGGCCCAACATATCCATCCACATCAACAGTAGCGCCAGCATCGTTAAGCATTTGCTGAATTTCTTTTCCATATTTTTTGGAAATATTTGCAGGAATTAGACCGTATGCATAGTCAACCAAAACCCAAAGGATTCCGGTAAGGACGTATTCGTTAAGGTAAACCTCAACACCTGGTAGCTTTTGAGCTAGAACAGCAACAGCGGAAGCAACCAACGCCGTCACACCCTTAGTGACAAGGGGTCCGCTTTTTGATATTGCCATTTTAACAATCGCTGTTTCTAAGAAGTCTGGAAGTTTTATTTTCATAGCATAATTATTTATATCTAGATATATAAGTTTGACAAAATTATTATTTTTTTGTTCAAAAGCGATAAATAATAATATGGCTCAAAAAATAACTTCTTATCAAACCGCTGAACATGGTAAATTTGTAGAAATTGTTGGAAATACTCAATATCCAGCTATTTCCGTAGTAAGATGGTCTTATCCAGATACTTCTGATGCATTTCCTGAAAATGCTGGATTACCTCCAGTTAGTTCTGTTGACGTATATTCAAAATACGCCGTTTTAGTGGAACCAGTTGGATTAATGGCACAATTGACCACAATGACAAACGTCCTCTGCGCTATATTGAACAAGTAATTTAAATGAAAAAAAATTATTGGCAACCAGATATAGATAACTGGATCATTAACGAAAATGATACCAACAATGTATTTGGGTCTTCTTCTTTTTTGGCCGACAAAATGGCAAAAAATGTTCCAGTAAAAAGTGAGGAAGAGGATGAAAAACACGACAAACTGGAACAACCATACAAGGGAATCGATACTCTTGAGAAGTTAAAAAAAGAAATAACAAGACTTTTGGGCGATATACATCATCTCTCCGAAGGAGATCAAGATGTTAAAAGTAAAACAGACGTCTACGAAATAATAATTAAAAAATTAGATGAGCCAGATTTAAGGACTATGCTAGATATAGCATCTGAAGAAGTTAAGAAGAGGAATCTTTCTTCTTTTTGATTTTTTTCTTCTTTTTAGGCCATTTTACCAAAACCTGTGACGTGGATGATGGTGCTAATCCTGCGGGACCAGAACCCTTGAATCCCGATGGGACCGAACCATGATGAATCACATTTTTAGAAGGAACTGGTGCATGTCTTCCTTGAATCGCTTTCGCTCTTGGGTATACATTATGCCCTTCAAGTATTTTTTGTATTTCCTTGTTAAATTGCATTTTAGTATGCCTTGATGCACTTCATAACAACGGCACTTGGTTGAATGATATTGAAAGGTTCACCCAAGGGTCCGTCATTTAATCCATTGTCGGTTCCATCTCCAGTGACATATGTGTTCGATTTCAACGATCCCCCAATTGCGCTTAAAGATAGTGCGCCTCCAGTAGATACTGCATCATAAGAGTGAGTATGGGATGGGATATTTTCTTTTTGAAGAATTGTATTTTCCGATCCACCAATTGCTCCAACATAGGAACTCAATGTTGTTGTCTCTGTTCCACCAAATCCAACTGTTGTTCTTCTTCTAAGGTCTGGAAGATTAAAATCATTTCCGCTTCCTCCCCAAGTATAACCTATTGCGGCAAACAGATCCGGATATTCTGAAGCTGAAAGAGTGCTTCCATCGCATGTAAGATATCCTGTAGGCGCATTACCTCCAGCAAAATCAATAATTGTCCCAACGGGAACTCCGAAATTTGCATTTACGCCCACAAGCAAAGGAGCAAGAACATTTGCCAATGTTTGAAGAGGAATGTCTTCTATATCTCCAGCGGGGCCAAGATTCCCTTTTATAGTATTTCCATTCATCCCCTCAAGCATTCCGTTTGTAACGGATCTATCAGCAATCTTTAATTTACCGCTTAAATCAAAATCCAATCCACCATCAGTAGCAGTATCAGATAATCGAATTTGAGTTCCACTTTTTTCCAATCCACGCCCATATATTAAATTTGAAAAATAATCTGAATTTAAACTGAATTGTTTTACAGAAATGGCACTTGTTTCATTTAATGTCGTTGTAACATTATCCGCTGTAAAATTCCTTGTAATTCTGGCATAAGACGCCAAATTGGCTGGAGTCGATCCTGTCAATGCAAAGAGATTGTTAGTTGTTCTATCGAAAACAAGATCGCCTCGATATGCATACGTAATGCCTGTAGATCCGGTATTTACATCAAATGTAGCAAATCCTAAAAATTTATTGGAAACCAACACTCCACCTTCTGTGACGCCATCCCCAACGAACATTCTTTTAAAATTGGTAATATATAAAGGCTCACCAACAGAATACACAACATCCCCTCTATCGTTCTCAACACCTTGTCTTAATATGATCTTTGTAAAATCGGGCATGGAATTATTTAGAGGCGGCGTTAAATAATTTCGTGAAAAATGTAATTTATGCCGTGATTGTGGATGGCCAAAACTTGAAATGTATAGATACGTCTAACGGATCGACCCTTGGCGGTACAAATATTATAGGGGAGGTTGTTTCGGGACCAATTGTGACAGATGACAGATGCACTGTAGTTTTCAAAAACCACATGGGAAGAAAGGGAACAGTATACAAACTTCCACATTTTTCCGTAGTTTCAGGATTTGATGCTTGATAATTTTGGTTCTCTTTGTATCATGGTTTCATGATTCAAGAATTTAATCTTTATCAAAAACTGCCAATACTCTCCTACGAAGCATTAGACTCTCCAAAGGTTTTTATTGGATGTTGCATCAAGAGCCAATATGATGAAGAAAGAATTCACATTGAATATAAATTTGAACCTAAAAGAATAGATCACTGTGGAAGATATTTGTATGGGATCCTAATAGAACCTTTTGGAAAATATGAGGACTCTCTTAAAGAGTTCTATAAAATTAAATCAATTGATTTATATTCTTATAACAAGACTTTAATAGAAAATAATCTCTCATGTGAAGAAAATTTCTCATATTTGGAAGACGGACTGTATCCCGTTGACCCGAAATACATTCAAGACTTCATTCCAAACTTCAAATATGATTCTTTCTTCTCAGAAGAAGAGGAAAGTCCTATATATCAAAGAATTAAATGTGTTAATCTGTTTCTGTTGAAACCCAATTTTGATTATTGATTTCGTTCTAAATACTCCAACCAATAGGCAGATTTAATGGACAATTTTCAACCAAAAAGAATACTCACAAAGACATTTTACCAATATGTCGAAGAAAGATCTCTTTTAAGAGAAGGATTGATCGTGTCCTATAGTAAAGATAGATTGAAATCTAATTTGTTTTCAGAATTTAAAAAAAACATAAAATATGTGGAAGATGTTCCAATCTACAAATCCGATAAAAAAACAAAATTTGGAACTCCAAATACTCTGACATTCATTATAAAAAATCTAGAAGATTTTGATAAAGATGAATTTTTGAAAAGAATCGATGCCTATGGATATTTTTTGATAAAAAATGAAAAATACGATGACGATAAAGAGATTTTTCAAATTGAACCGAAATATCCTATAGAGATAGAAAAAAACGAATTTGAAGGAAATCGAATTTTTCATGTAACCGACAAGAAAAATCTAGAAAAAATAAAGAAAATTGGATTGGTTGCTAAAGATAGCACCACCGCATTTTCACACCCGAATAATAGAATTTATTTTTTTGCAACAAATGATCCTGAAAAATACATTCCAAGATTAAAGGATATTATATCTAAAGGTAAAAGAGATTTGGGTGATTATATTGTATTTGAACTTTCAGTGAATGATTTGCCAAGGGAAGATGTTTATTTGGACGAATCATTTGAGCAAAATTTTGGAAATTATTTTGCATTTTTCGTATTGGATGCTATCGCACCATACAAACTTAAACTCACAAACTTTTAGAAAAATAATATTATGGAAAAAGAAATTCAGGTTATAAAAAGATCAGGGGATAAAGAAAAATTTAACATCGATAAAATTAATCAAATGGTACAATGGGCTGTTGATGGAATTAAAGATGTAAATTTGACTGATATTGAAATAAATGCAAAATTGAATATCAGGGATGGTGTTACCACGGAAGAAATACATCAAGTTCTTATCGAATCTGCTGCAAATTTAATATCTTTGGATACTCCAAATTACCAATATGTTGCTAGTAGATTGTTAACATATCAACTTAGAAAAAATGTATGGGGAGGCAAAAATCCTCCTAAATTAATAGACCATATAAAAAGGAACATCGCATCTGGAGTTTATACTCAAGAAATATTGGAAATGTATTCTGAGCAGGAAATAAACAAAATGGATGAATTTATAGATCATGATCGTGATTTTATTTTTACCTATGCTGGAATCAAGCAATTAATTGACAAATACTTGGTTCAGAATAGAAAAACAAAAGAGATTCATGAAACCCCGCAGTTTGCATATATTTTGATAGCTGCCATTATTTTTGCGAAATATCCAAAAGATAAAAGAATGGATTATATTAAAAAAGCATACAATTATTATAGCAAACATAAAATAAATCTTCCAACTCCAATCATGGCTGGAGTGAGAACCAATTTGAAAAGCTTTGCATCCTGTTTGTTGACCGAAGTTGGGGATTCGATGGAATCGATTTTAGCGAACGTTTCAGTTATAGGTCACGCTACATCAAAAAGATACGGTATAGGTTTTAATTTTTCACATATTAGGGCATTGGGTTCTCCGATTAGAAACGGTGACGTTATACATACTGGTAAAATTCCGTTTTTAAAGGTTTTTGAATCCACAGTCAAAAGTTGCCACCAAAACGGAATTCGAGGAGGATCTGCAACGACCACTGTTTTTATTTTTGATTATGAAATTGAAGATATCGTTGTTTTAAAAAATAATGCGGGAACGGAAGAAAACAGGGTCAGAAAGCTCGATTATTCTATTGGAATTTCAAAATTGTTTTATCAAAGATGGTTGAATAATGAAAATATCACTTTATTTTCATCCCACGAATGTCCTGATTTGTTTAAAAGCTATGGGACAGAAAAATTCGATGAATTATATTTGAAATACGAAAAAGATAAAAATATAAAATTCAAAAAAACAATATCTGCTAGAAGTCTTTTCGACTTGATCACAAAAGAAAGAATTGAGACTGGACGAATCTACATATTAAACATAGACAATGTCAACTCACATTCTTCTTGGTGTAACACTGTTCAAATGAGCAACCTTTGCCAAGAAATTTTACATCCAGTTATTGCTCCAAAATCTTTAAGCGATAAAGATGCCGAAATAGGAATTTGTATTTTAGCCGCTATAAATTGGTTTGAAATTTCATCAGACTCCGAATTTGAAAAAGTATGCGATATAACGGTTAGAATGTTGGATGAAATCATCGATTATCAAGAATATTTCTGCCCAGCCGCATCAAATTTTGCAGAAAAAAGAAGAAGCCTTGGAATTGGGGTAACAAATTTAGCTGCAGTTTTGGCTAAAAATAATTTAAAATATGAAGATAAAGATGCTCCTAACTTTGTAGCGGATTTGATGGAAAAACAACAATATTTTCTTTTGAAATCAAGCATTGAACTTGCTAAAGAAAAAGGAAAATGTGAAAAATTTGAAGAAACCACTTATTCAAAAGGAAAACTTCCAATTGATCATTATAAAAAAGAAAAAGTCGATACGATAGTCACAACACCATTAAAACTGGATTGGGAATTTTTGAGAAAAGATATCATGCAATTTGGTTTGAGGCATTCGACCTTAACGGCTTGTATGCCATGTGAAAGCTCTTCAGTCATTCAGAATAGCACAAATGGAATTGAGCCAATTAGAAGTTTAATAATTTATAAAAAGTCCAAAGCATCCACTGTTCCAGTGATTGCTCCAAATGCATCTAGTTGGAAAAACAGATACACTTTAGCTTTTGATATGAAAGACAATATCGGCTATCTAAATGTTATCGCCGCTATTCAGAAATTTACAGACATGGCTATATCTGTCAATATGTATTATGATTACTCTCAATATGAAAATAAGATGATACCTCATTCCAAAGTCATTAAAGAAATGATGTATCATTATAGCGTTGGGGGGAAGACGATATATTATACAAACACTACGGATAATGACAAAGAGCAATTATTGGATGTTGAAAAAGAATCCGATTGCTCAAGCGGAGCTTGCACAATTTAAATTAAAAAAAATGAAAACAGTATTAAATGAAAATATAACAAATCCATTAAAAGAACCTCTTTTTTTGGGGCAAAGTCTCGGCCTTCAAAGATATGATCTTTTAAAATACCCTATTTTTGATGAATTATATTTAAAACAAGACGAGTTTCATTGGAGACCTGAAGAGGTTAGCTTAATAAAAGATAAAAATGATTATCAAGAATTAACAGAAGCTGAAAAGTTTGTTTTTGATAGCAATATAAAATTTCAAACATTGGGAGACAGTATGCTGAGTAGAAGTATACTGTCTCTTAGAGAATTTGTCACTAATTCAGAATTGGAAGCCTGTATGACTAAGTGGGCCGATTTCGAAGTGATTCATTCTAGAAGCTATTCTTGGGTGTTTAGAAATCTTTTTGCAAGCCCTCAAGAATTTTTTGATTCAATTTATGCAGACGAAGAAATCATGAAAAGAAAAGAACTTATAAAATCAAGTTATGATTCTTTACTTGGATTGGATGAAGAATCAGATGATGTTAAGGATAGAATTTTTAAAGCAATTCTATCTACAAATGTCATGGAGGGGCTTGTTTTTTATGTATCTTTTGCATGTTCTTTTTATTTTGGATATAGGGGGAAAATGGAAGGAAATGCTAAAATAATAAAATTGATTCAAAGAGACGAGGCTCAACACTTTGCTATTACTCAAAATTTAATAAAAATATTAAGAGATAAAGAAGAAGAAGGTTTTAAAGATGTTGTTAAAAAATACGAATCTTTAATATACGATGTTTATCAGAAAGCCACAGAAAATGAAATAGAATGGTCGAAGTATTTATTTTCAAAAGGAAGTCTTCTCGGATTGAATGAAGAATCTTTAACAGGATATTGTAAATGGCTTTGCGACAATAGACTGAGATCTTTAGGTTACAAGAAAATATACAATCAAAAAGAAAATCCAATATCGGGATGGTTAGACTCTTACATGGATTCTAGTAAAGTCCAAGTCGCCCCCCAAGAAACTGAAATATCATCCTATAAAATAGGAGCAAGAAACACAGATATTAATGAAAATGATTTTGAAGGATTTAGTTTGTAATGAGTGAAAAATTAACATTAAATGATTTTATAGATAAGTCTAATAAAACGCACAATAGCTTTTACGATTACAGTTGTTCTAATTATAATAATTACCATGAGAAAATTAAGATAAAGTGTCCAATACATGGTTTTTTTGAACAAAGAGCTAAACACCACATAGCTGGACGTGGATGTAGAAAATGCGCTAATGTGGTAGTTAAAAATAAATTGACATTTTGGAATGAAGAGAGGGATTCTTTTTTGAAAGAAAATTTCGAAAAAATGTCTTATTCTAAAATTGCAAAAAAATTAAATTGTTGTAAAAATACCGTATATAATAGAAAGAGAGAGTTATCTTTGAAGAGAACTCCAAAACCCTCTCACAAATATATACCAACTTATTTGTTTCGTAGTTTAAAAAAAGGAGCATTTGATAGAAATTTTTGTTTTGAAATCAACGAAGATGATATTTGGAAATTATATAAAAAGCAAAAAGGAAAATGTGCTTTGAGTGGATGTGATGTTTTTTTCTCTAAAGAACAAAAAGAAACTACAGCATCCGTCGATAGAATTGATTCAAAAAAAGGATACACGTTGGACAATATTCAAATTGTGCATAAAAAAATAAACGTATTAAAAATGGCGTTTCCTGAAGATATTTTCATCTCAATGTGTACAAAAATTGCTGAAAATTTCAAAAATAAAAATAATAAAAGAAAAATATCGCATTGGGAAATGGATATAATGAATGATAGAGAATATCCGGTATATTCCGATGAATGCTTGCAACCGAATCCTTTTTGATTATTAAAAGTGAATCTTGACGAAAAGCACATTTCAAAACTATATGAATCCATTTCAACATTGGATTTTCTAAACTCCACACTTTCAGAAGACTCCTTCAATTGGGATTCTTTCTTCAAAGAAGCGAGTTATCACAACACATTTTCCACATTTTTGGAAAGTTTTCAATTGGTTGATTCCATAGAAAACAAAAACGAAAAAATTGAAAAATACGAAATCATCACATCCAGAAACAAAAAATTCAATTTGTTCATAAATTATCAAGGAAAAAATAAAAGTGATTTGTTTCTGATGGCTAATATTAGAAGACATGAAGTGAAAAACAATCCTGAACTTTTGGAATATTTTCAAAATCTCAAAAACAATTTGAAAGAAGATGGAATTCTGTGTTTTGTTCGTTTTGAAGATGAGGAGAAAAGAACCAATTTAACGGGAGAGGTTGGCGCAACGGCATTTGAAGTTTTTTCCTCATTGAAAAATGCAGTGTTGTCCAGCATGTCGGAAAACATGGATTTGATTAGAAAAACAGAAGCAATTATCATGTTAGTTGATAAAAAAGAAGAAGATAGAAGAATTTCACTATATAGCAGAATGCTCAATAGGGAAACTCATTTTTTTCCAAATGTTAAAATAGATAGAGAATCTGATCCAGAATTCACATATGTAATTGGCACTAAATATTAGAACATGCCAGTTCTAATAGATAACAAGCAAGAAGATGATTCCCTATATCCAACATTGTTTGGATTTCCAACAAAAAACGGATTCGCATCAAAGTCCCTAAACTTCATTTATGTCGTTGTTATGATTGTTGCAACGGCATTTGCATTCCATGCATTGAGTTTGATTCTTCCAGACTGGAATACTGGACTAATATTTCTTGCTGCTCTATCGGTTGTCGGTCTGCCCTATTGTATTAAAATCATAATGTATGGAAGAGAAGTGTTTGAATATAAAATGGCAGTATTATGTATTCTCATAAGCCTTCTACCTACAATATTTGATTTTATAGGCTTCTATTCAGAAACAAGCATCAGGCAATCCTTGATGTCTAAAAAGTTTGAGGTATTAGAAATAGTTAATTATTTCGACAAAGAAGCTAGACAGAGTTTAAATGCGCAATTACTTGAATTGGATAAAGATTTTGCCAACAAAACATCCCAACAAGAACAATTATTAAATTCCGGAATTAAAAAAATAGATGATCAATTAAACATATCACAGACCCAAATCGAACAAAAATCCAACAATTTTCAAAAACAAATTAACACTAGAGTAAATTCAGCAAAACAGGCTATATTAGATGAAACTCAAGGAGTCAGAGGAAAATCAACATCTGGTGTTGCAGGAAGTGGTCCAAGAGCACTTGAACTTCAGGCCGATCTAAGGAAAGAAGAAGCATCAGTTGAATTGGAAAAAAAAGAATTTGATACAAATAAACAAAAAGAAATAGAAAAAATATTATTATCATCTGAACTAGAAAAAAACACATTAAGACAAAATCACGAAAAAGAATTGGAAAAAATTAAAAAAGAATATGAATCAAAAAAACAATCCTTCAATGAAGGGATTGGGGCAATAGATGCATTAATGGGAGAAAAGGGTTTGATATTCGATGTTAATAAAGCAAAAAGCTTTACAGAATTGGCTGATACATCTGTAAAGTTAAACAATTCAATAAACATCGTATCATCCAAATTGAATGTGGAACCGAAATATGTAAAATTCGAATCGGACAATGTAATTCAACTTTCTTTCGGGGCATTATTAAAAGGGGAGATTACAGCAATCATTTGTTTTCTTCTTGCCATTCTTTTGGAAATCGTTGATACAATAATAGTTTATATGGTGAGAGGCACTAGACCTGATAATAAAAAAAGAAAATATGAAGAACCTGTATCCAAATTGAGAGAAAGAATATACTATTGACAAGTTGATCATTGCTGTTAAGATAGCTTCAATCATTTATGATTAACAATAAAAACCTAGCCGATTCGAAGGAAAAAGCCCTTAGAATGAAATCAAAAGGATACTCTGTTGCTGAAACAGCCAATGTGTTAAACCTCCCAAAATCGACAGTTTGGGATTGGTTCAATGATCGAAAAAGAAACTCCGATTTTCCTATTGCTAGGAAGAATGAAAACCTCTCTTTCCAAAGAGAAAAATTGGATAAAAAGAATTTTGATGTGCAAGAGTTCATTTCTCAACTTGCTCCTATAAATTTAAAAGCCCCCAAGCTCAATATTGTGAGTGAGGATTCGTTCAACGATTATGTTGTCATCATGAATGACATGCACTTTCCCCTGCACTGTCAAAAATCAATAGACATTGCATTTTCTGTAATCGCGGAGCTTAATCCCAAATCAATCATTTTAAATGGCGATTCTTTGGACATGCTGGCAATTTCCAGATATCCCAAGGATATTAGAAAACAATTTTCCTTGCTGGATGAAAGAATTGAATACCATAAATTTCTACACTCTTTGATTGAAGTGTCAGGTGGTGCTCAAATTGTGGAAGTTCATGGAAACCATAGTGGAGACTCAACTGGTGGTCGTTGGTGGCGTTATTTGAGCGAAAGAATCGGAGAACTTATTTGTTTGCCAGAAATGGAACAAACATTGAGTTATGATAATATTTTCCTCGGAGACTTCAGGAAACACATTTCAACTGCCGATTATGTTGAAGTTAATGATGATCTTGTTGTTTTACACGGTGATGTTGTTAGAAAACACGGTGGATTCTCAGCAAGGGGAACCTTGGAAAAATATTATCAATCCACCATCATGGGACACACCCATCGTGTCGGATTCACTGCCCAGAGGATTCCATCAATTGGAAAACGTAAAGATAAACAGATTTATGCGTATGAAATGGGCTGTCTCTGCAAAATATCCGCGCTGTATTGCAGCACCCCAAACTGGCAAAATGCATTTGGAATTGTGAGCCTTAGCCAAGATGACAATTCTTTCGGAGTTGAGACAGTGATGATTAATAATGGAGTTGCCAATGTCTCAACTTTGGGTAAAACGATATACGCTTGATATTATCTCTAAAAATGATAATTATTATGCATGAGTATTTTTATTCAAATCGCGTCTTATCGTGATCCTCAGCTTCTTCCCACTTTAAGGGATTGTTTAAAAAACGCTAAAAATCCAAATGATCTTGTATTTGGAATTTGTTGGCAACATACTGAAAAAGACAGTCTAGAAGAGTTTTACAACGACCCTAGATTTAAAATTATAGATGTACCCCACATGGAAAGTAAAGGGGTGTGTTGGGCTAGAAATAAGGTACAACAACTCTATAATGGAGAAAAATATACTCTTCAGATCGATTCCCACATGAGATTTGCCCCGAATTGGGACGAAACGTTGATCAAAATGATCAATCAGTTGAAGAAAAAAGGACACAAAAAACCTTTACTGACAGGATATGTTCCCTCTTTTAATCCTGAAAATGACCCCGCAGAAAGAATTCAACAACCTTGGAGAATGGTTTTTGATCGATTCATTCCAGAGGGTGCTGTATTCTTTCTCCCCGAAACAATTCCGAATTGGGAAACATTAAAATCACCTGTACCTGCAAGATTTTATTCTGCTCACTTTTGTTTCACTCTTGGAGAATTTTCCAAAGAAGTTCAACATAATCCAGAATATTATTTCCACGGTGAAGAAATTTCAATTGCAGCTAGGGCATATACTCATGGATATGATTTATTCCACCCACATACAGCGGTCATATGGCATGAGTATACGAGAAAAGGTAGAACAAAACAATGGGATGATGATAAGGAATGGGTCGCAAAAAACAATCATTCCCACCTCACAAATAGAAAATTATTCGGAATGGACGGATTATCCCAAGAAGGGCATGATGGACAATATGGTTTTGGAAAAGTTAGAACACTGAGGGACTATGAAGAATATTCCGGTCTACTTTTCTCAGAAAGATCCGTTCAACAATATACTCTGGATAAGAATAATCCACCAAATCCTTCAATCGAATCTTGTGGAGGAGAAGAAAATTGGAAAAAGAAATTTGCAAGAGTATTCAAACATTGCATCGATATAGGATACCATCAAGTTCCAGAAAAGGATTATGATTTTTGGGTCGTTGCGTTTCATTCTGAAGACAATGAAACAATTTACAGAAAAGATGCGGACAAGGATGAAATCCAAAGAATGATAAATGATCCTGACAAATATTGCAAAGTATGGAGGGAATTCCAGACCACAAAGAAACCAAAATATTGGGTCGTTTGGCCGCACTCTATATCAAAAGATTGGTGCGAAAGAATTACAGGGAATTTACCATAAGTGAAAAATAATTTCGATATAGGAATTACCACATTTTCTTTAAGATACGATTTTGTAGAAAATCTAATAAACAAAATTAGAGAATTAGGCGTGGATAACAATATCATTCTTTGTATAAACGGAGAAAGAAACGGAAAATTCAAAGAAGAATATAGAAAAAAAATATTGAACTTATGTTTATCGCATTCAAATGTTTTTCCTGTATTTTTTGTGGAAATGAGGGGTCTTTCTAAAATGTGGAATACTTTATTGATACATTCATCAAAAGATGATATTTTGATTCTAAACGATGATATTTCTATTTTCAATTCCAACATTTTTGATGTTGTTTCCGATCATATAGAAAGTCAGTATTATTTTGGACTATCTAAAATAAATGGAACATTTTCTTATTTTGTAGGAAATAAAAATTTAATACAGGATTTGGGTTATTTTGACGAAAGACTTCTTGGATTTGGCGAAGAAGATGGAGACATAACATATAGAATGATTGAAAAGAAAGACACTAACGTTTATAATCTAAACGTCCAAGGAGTCCACAACATAGTTTCCGATATAAGACATGAGGATGTGAAGTCCGGTATTGGTAAATATTCATTTTTTAATAGGGATTTTACCTTCAATCAAAAATATAATTGCAATGATGCAAAGAGCGGAATTTCTGGAATGTTTGGTATGGTTTGCGATAAGGTTATGATTGATGAAAATCAATATCCTTACGAAAAATTCTTCAGGGAAAACAAGGAAAAGTTGTGGAAAGATTGAAGATCAAGTTGGAATGTTGGTGGTCCGATGCACTATCACTTCATAATAGATTCATTAAACAATTTGTAGAAGAAAAAGATTCTCAGAAATATGAATTTGTATTGGAAGATCAGGATTTTACCATTGTTTTTGGTAGAACGAATTGGGATCAATTAAAAACACCAAAGGAAAAAACATTTTATATTTCCCAAGAACCATTGTGGTCGCCGAATCAACCAAAAGAAGGAATTCATGAATATTGTTCGAAGATTCTAATATCCGATAGAAACGAATATCCAAATAGAGCAGAATATATAGAAACTCTACTTCCGATGTTTTATGCTGGTAGAGGGGAGATTGACAGTAGGGAAGAGTGGGATTGGTCGTTAAAAATAAGAGATAAAAACTTTAAAAAAACAAAACCAATTTCGATTGTTGTTAGAAAGGATTATTGTAGTCACTGGAATCATCTATCAAATCCTAATACAAATACCATAAACTATATCGAAAGAACCAATCTGGGAATAGAATTATCTAAAAATGAATCAATAGATATATATGGGACATATTGGGAAAACAATGGGAAAAATATAAAAGGAGAAGTGTGGAACAAACATGTGGCATTGGATGAATATTTCTTTTCAATTGGATGCGAAAATACCATACAAAAAAACTATATAAGTGAAAAGTTTTGGGATATAGTATTAACAGATTCCATTCCGATTTATTTGGGCTGCAATAATATATTAGAACATATTCCGGAAAATTGTTTTATTAATTTAAATGGAATGAAAATCGAAGAAATGGTTTTGAAAATCAATGATATCTTGAATAACTATCAAGAGTACTATAATTTTTATATTCCAAATGTTAGAAATCTCAAACAAGATTTTTTTATAAATCCTGATTTTAATCTTTGGGAAAGAATTAAAAAACTAATAAGTGAAAACTAAAATTGTAACATCAATATATTCCGATTTACATGGAACAGAATTTGGAGGAAGACCAAGTAGAGGAGGTCATTATAGACATTCTTTATTGAGTCTTATGAAAATGTCTGATGCTGATTTTGTTTGTTATACTTCCGACAGAGAATTCGATGATTTGGTTAAATTTTTTTATTTGGAAAATAATGTAGATAAGAACAAATTAATCTTAAAAAAATACGATATTTCCAATTTTTCATTAAGTGCGAAAATAGACAAAATAAAAAACATAGAAGAGACAAAACACTCTGATCGTTGTGTGGAAATTCAATATTGCAAATTCATATGGTCTATAGATGAATCGGATATTGCTAATTATGACAATCTTTACTGGTTTGACGCTGGATTATCACATGCTGGTCTCTTTCCAAGAAGATACATGAATCAAAGCGGATATTGGCAACAGAATTATCATTGCACTCTATTCAATAATAAAATTCTATCGAATCTTATAACATTTACTGGTGACAGGATTTTCCTTTGTGCAAAGGAAAACCAAATGAATTATTGGAGCGGAACAGTTCCAAGAGAATACTACAATGAACATTGCATGGATCGACACATAATTGGTGGTTTTTTTGGGGGGAAAACACAAAATATGAAAAAATACTGTGATCTTTTCTTGGAATATGCTCACAAATTGTTAGATAAAGAGCCTATATTATATTTTGAAGAGAATATAATGACTCTCATGTTTTACAATCACAATGAAATGTTTGCTCCAAAGTATTTTGATATTTGGTGGCATGAGGATGATAAAATGGATGGTCTTGATTTACACGAATATACCAAAACTAGGAAGAGTTTTTACAAAATCATCGAGGAATTGAGAGATGCCTAGCCTATCAATTAACATGAAATTTTGGGATGATGGTCAACCTAATTCCACAAGAATTAGAAATGTTTCTTATTGTTGGAATGAGTTGAAAAAGCTATCTTTATTTTTAAGAGAGAAAGGAATCGGTGCATTTGAGTCTCTTTATGATTTTTCCGTTGAGAAAATAATAGATGACTCAAAACACATCCCATATCCTTTGGGAACATATAAAAAAGCAGAAAAAACTAATATTATTCTAAAAGATCAACAGAAATATGATTTTTTTATGATGATGGATTGTGATGCTTTCTTTCAGAAAGAAGATTATTCCAAGCTATTGAATGTTTTATTGGACATAAAAAAGGGAGATGTTGTAACTTTCGACCTTGCAAAGTTGGAAGATAATGTTTCCGATTATATTGTCGATGGGGAATTTGATATTTCCAAAGCAAATTGGTCTTATGCGTATTCTGGAAAAAGAGAAAACGGTCCATTAAATGGATATATGGGTGGGCTTGGAGGGGTATATATCTGCGATACCTCTTTGTTATTGGAACTTGGGGGATTTGATGAAAAATATAAAGGATGGGGAGGAGAAGATGGTGAAATGTTAAGTAGAATATGGGAATCTAAAATTCCACATGCATTCAAACCAACAAGAAATTTTGCACCATTTCACTTGCCCCATTTTTGCGATTGGGGAAATGAATTATACAAAGAGAGATTTTAAAAATGAATAGAACAACATTAGTTACAGGTCTTTGGGACATTAAAAGAGGAGAATTATCTGGAAATTGGTCTAGAAGTTATGATCATTACTTGAATAAATTTGAACAACTTTTAAAATTAGAAGATAATTTGATAATTTTTGGGGACGAAGAACTAAAGAAATTTGTGGAAGAAAGAAGAAGTTCGGAAAACACGCAATTTATTGTTAGAAATTTGGATTGGTTCAAAAACAATGAATTTTACGACAACATTCAAAAAATAAGAACAAATCCAAATTGGATCAATCAAGTCGGATGGTTGGGTGAATCGACACAAGCCAAATTGGAAATGTATAATCCTCTAGTGATGTGCAAAATGTTCTTGTTACATGATGCAAAGATCATGGATCGTTTTAATTCGAAGTTTATGTATTGGATTGATGCTGGATTGGCAAACACGGTACATGCTGGATATTTTACACATGATAAGGTTTTAGATAAATTGGAAAAAGAAATTTCAAAATTCTTTTTTGTTTCATTTCCATATGCGGCTGAAAAAGAAATCCATGGTTTTGATTATAATAAAATAAATGAAATAGCAGGATGTAAAGTCGAAAAGGTATCTAGAGGAGGATTCTTTGGTGGACCGAAAGATGAAATATCCGAGATGAATCAGATTTATTATGATTTGATGAAAACCACATTGAATGATGGATATATGGGAACAGAGGAGTCTATATTCAGCATAATGGCCCACAAATATCCGAATAAGGTTGATTCCTTTACAATAGAATCAAACGGATTGATGGGCAAGTTCTTTGAAGATGTTAAAAATAATAATTTACCAATTGATGAGAAGAGAAAACAAGAACTAAACATCCAAAATACCGCACTTTATGTAATAACATTCAATAGCCCTAAACAATTTGAAACACTTATTGAGTCGATGCTTTCTTATGATAGGGATTTTATAGATAAACCTAAGAAGTTTTTACTAGATAATTCATCCGATTTATCAACAACGCCAAAATATGTGGAATTGTGTGAGAAATATGGATTTGAACACATAAAGAAAGATAATTTGGGAATTTGTGGGGGGAGGCAGTTTATAGCAGAACATTTTGATCAAACCAATTTGGATTTCTATTTCTTTTTTGAGGATGATATGTTTTTAAATCCAAATAAAGAACAAAAATGTAAAAATGGATTTCCAGTTTATGTGGAAAGTCTATATGAAAAATCTTTGAAAATTACAAAAGATAACAATTATGATTTCTTGAAACTTTCTTTTACTGAATTTTATGGGGATAATGGTACTTCTTGGCCATGGTATAACGTGCCGCAGAACTTTAGAATACAAAATTGGCCAGAGAAACCAAACCTTCCTAAAATGGGACTCGATCCAGATGCACCAAAGACAAAATTCAAAAACATCAAATCATTTAAAGGGTTGCCTTATGTGGATGGGGAAGTGTATTATTGTAATTGGCCGCAAGTTTTATCGAAACATGGAAATGTTAAAATGTTTTTGGAAACAAAATGGGAGCGAATTTTTGAAAACACTTGGATGTCATACATTTACCAAGAAACTATCAAAGGAAAAATTAATCCAGCATTGTTGTTATTGACGACTATTTCTCACAATCGTTTTGATCACTACGCTTCAGGATTGAGAAAAGAAAGTTAAATCACACAATTGGCGGATTGTTTTTATAGGGATGTCCTATTGGTAAATTAGATGCAAGTCCCCATTTGTGGGCAAGATAACCTTCAATTTTAACTTGAACATCTCCACTAGGAACGCCTTCAATAACAATAAATTCACACATATGACCGTTAAGTGAAGTTGTAAGGTTGCTTGGCCATGCGAGCCAATTTCCCATTGTCATACCATATAATGTTTCCACTCCAAGTGTTCCGCTTACAACGTTTGATAGAGTGGATGAAAAGCTTCTATAACAAGATCCATCTACAACATCAGGTTGTTTAATGAATGTTATAATAAATGGATCGGTTCCAACATTAACACTTCCACCATAATTTTCAATGGAACCATCGCCCTCATCAATATCTCTTGTTAATACTTGAATTATTTCATTAGATGTTCCACTTATTCTGGAGGAGTATCTATTTAAAACTGGAGGTTGATTGTATACATCAGAATCGAAAAGATGTTGGGTTTTATTTGTTGCCGTTAATTGAGCGACAATTGCGACATAATTGGAATTAGATGGTTGGAAGTCAGAGTTTGAAATTCTCAATACATCTCCTTCGCTTCCAAATGTCAATACATTATTTCCATTTATTGTTGTTACATTATACGATGGGTCATTAGAAGAATTAGGAGATACTAAATTTCTACTGTTTCCGCTTTTATCATTGACTTGATATACGGAGTTGTTTGTTTGTAAAACTCTTGAGGAATCAGATGCATCATACCAAGCATATGTTGTTATGTATGATGGGTTCCAAGGATATACAGTGGTTGGTGTCGGTGTAGGTGTTTCTGTCGAAGTAATAGTTGGAGTAATACTTGGAGTTGGCGTATTTGTCAGAGTTAATGTATTTGTTGGTGTATTTGTCGGGGTTTCAGTTGGGGTTGGTGTTTGTGTATTTGTTGGTGTATTTGTTGGGGTTTCAGTTGGAGTTGGTGTTTGAGTATTAGTTGGCGTTTGCGTATTTGTTGGTGTATTTGTAGGGGTTAGGGTGTTTGTGATTGTCGGGGTATTAGTTGGAGTATTTGTAGGTGTTGGTGTATTGGTTGGAGAACTTGTTGGGGCGGGTTCAACACACCCACAACACTCAAAACCGCTGGAAATTGAAAAATACGTGAATCTTTTAATTTCTGATGCTTTTTTATACCCCGCACCATTGAAATAAAGAATATCATAATTTCCTTTTGGGAGATTATCTGGCATTTTGAATTGTAAAACAGTTCCACCATTCAAGACATCGTATTCATATACAGGAAAAACATCCACAGCGGGATATCTTCCGCTTATGGATTTTATGTGGGAATATAAATTAAGAGAACTTGTGGGTATTGTTGTATTGGAGGATGAAAGATATAAACCATTCAATGTTACATACTGAAACATATCACCATGAATTGTCACAATTGCGGATGATAAATTTTGAGTGTCTAACTTGAATGTTGGTTTGGAATAATCCTTCACTGTAGTATTTAGATTTTTTTCAAAAAAATTGCAACTTCGGATATAAATAAAATTATATGGCAATTAATTTTGACAGTTTTTCGGATAAATCCTCTTTTTCTTTAACTGATAAAATAGTGGGATTTGATTCAGCAAGTCCAAATGGAGAAAAAAAATGGACGTATAGCACTCTTTTAAAAAGTGTAAGTGGAGATATAACTATTGTTAAAATTCAAGATACAGCGCCGACTTCACCCAAAAGAGGAGATCTTTGGTTGGATTCTACCTCTGGTGTAACATATGTTTATTACGTTGATGCGAATTCCTCTCAATGGATTGATATTGGGGGTGGAGATTCTGCGACAGAACTAAATGTTGTCGATTCACCAACTATAAATTTAAATTACAATACTACAACAAAGGTTTTAAGTGCTGATGTCATTGAAAATTATGTAACTACGGCTTCATTGAGTGCTTCTCCAATGGCTGCTAAAGCATGGGTGAATTTTAATGGCACCAACAGCACAACTCTTTCAGGGATTCGTTCCAGTTACAATGTTTCTAGTATTACAAGAAATGGAAACGGAGATTATACTGTGAATTTTGCAAACGGTACTTTTTCTAACACAAACTATACAGTTATCGCGTTCGGAGAACCATCAAATGGAAGTAATTTAACTATACCAGTCGGAAGCAATACATTAAATGCAAGAACTGATTCATCAATAAGAATAGTTTTTTATGATAGTAATGCAGGTGTTCAAAATCCGTTATATGCAAACATTGTAGCTTTTTAATAACACCATGAGCTTTATAACTTACCCTCAAGAAAATAATAAATTAGCAGTCATCATCCCTACTGGAGATGTTAACAACTCAATCAAAGATGTTCCAGCAGGAGTAGAATACAAGATTGTCGCTTCTTTAGAAATCGACAATGATTTCTTTAACGGATACGAGTTTGATAAGGAATTAGGAGCCAAATTAAATGTCAGCAAAGCAAAAGAAATTTGGTTAAACTACTACAGAACCGCAAGAACTCCTCTTTTAGCTGCTCTTGATGTAGACTTTATGAGAGCCGTTGAAAGCGGCGACATAGATCTACAAAAAGAAATTGCTTCTAAGAAACAAGCTCTTCGAGATGTTACTAAAGTAGAACTTCCAAACACTCTAGAAGAAATTAAAAATACTTGGCCAGAAATTCTTGGGAAGAATCCTTTTAATAAATAAAAACATATGGCACTCGATTTTCCAAATTCACCAACAAACGGACAAGTATTCACATCAGGAACAAAAAAATGGACTTGGGATGGTTCTTATTGGAATGCTTCTAATATTACACCAAATGCTACAACTACAACAGATGGCTCAATGAGTTCCACAGATAAAACAAGACTCGATGATGCTTCTGCAACAAATGGTATTGTAAAGTGTAATGGTTCTGGAGACTTTTCTGCTGCTGTTGCTGGAACTGATTATTTGACTTCTGCAACTTTGGGAAGTTCTCCTGCTGCTGCTAAGGCTTGGGCGACATATAATGGTGTATCAAACTCTTTATTAAAAAATTATGGAGTATTGAGCGTAACAAGAACAAGCACAGGAAGATATACCTTTACGTATGATTCAGCTTTTTCGTCAACTAACTACTGTGCTATAGCAGCTGGTAATGATCATAATATAGAAATAAATAGCGTATCTACAAATTCTCTTGGTGTGGAGTTAAATCCTGGCGGATCACCTGCTAATACATCTTATGTAAATATAATAGTGTTCGATTCTTAATAACATGAAAAAAATAATTTATACAGATAAAGAAACAAACAATTTTTGTTTAGTGACCCCTTCCAACAAATACATTGATAATTTAGAGTTTGTAGCTGAAAGATCTATTCCAAAAGATTGTGAATATTTTATAATAGACGATCAAGACCTTCCAAAAAATTCAGAGTTTTTTGATGCTTTTTGTATACAAAAAACTACTGAAGGTGTTTCTGTAGTAGTTGATATTCCAAAAGCAAAAGAAATTTGGGTAAATCATTATAGAACAGCAAGAACTCCTCTTCTAGCCGCTCTTGACGTAGATTTTATGAGAGCTGTTGAAAGTGTAAATACTGATCTACAAAAAGAAATTGCTCAAAAGAAACAAGCTCTTCGAGATGTTACAAAAACAGAACTTCCAGATGATCTAGAAGGTATTAAAACCACTTGGCCTGAAATTCTTGGACAAAATCCTTTCGCATAATTCTTCACTTTTGAATCCCCTTTCTAAATAATTCTGTGAATTTTAATGATACAGAATTTTCACCAAATTGAGTTATTGTTCCAAAGCATTAAATAATTTGGTAATTCATGCAACAAAAGGATTCCACTTTCAAATATGTCCAGTTTTGGAACAATCAAGCTCTGGATACAGACCATGACATAATCATAAGTGTTGATTATGCATTGCACAATTACAATGATACTCCAAGTTGCGGATTTTGTATAGCATTATTTGAGAGCATCACAGACAAGCCAAGAGGCGGCGGACCAGCATATAGCCTCGCATATACCCCAAATGATATAAAAGTAGATTGTAATATAGAAAACTCATCTGGATTGGAAGCAGCAATATATGGAATTGGTTTCGATCCAAGTGGAATATTTGCAAAAAGAACTCCTTATGTTTCCGGAGTAGATTATACAGTATCAAATTCCATTTGCTTGAGAGATGGGATTAAAAATGATTACAAATTCCTAAAACAAACTGAAAATTTACAAAATTTTGAGATTGCCCAGCAATTAATAAATCCAGAAGAAAAAATACAATACAAGCAAGCAAGAATTATTTTCTCCAAGTGCATGAGTTATCTCCGTGTTCAGGTTAAGAATGACGATGAGAAAGAATTTACTCAAGTACTAGAGACAGAACTCCCAATTCTTCCAAAGAAATCAATCAAAATAGGACTTTTCTATACATCAATAGATCAGCACAGTAGATTTCTTTTAAAACAATTCAATGTTGCAGGATTTCCAGCAAGAGAAGAAACAAATTACGATACACCTTGCTTTCAGGAGATAGAAACCAATTACGACAATCAATTTAAAAGAATAGCAGCAAATGAAAACTGGATTGCATCTAATAGAACAAATGGTTTCAATATATACAAATTTGATGGAAAACAATTTTCATTAAAGCAAGAGATAAGAAGCACAAAAGACATTAAGATACTCAATTATAGTGATAATCTTCTTTTTGCGAAATCCAATGAGAGTTTGATAGTATACGAGTTTAGAGGAAACAAAATGGTGAAACAAAACACCATAACACTTCCTACAACTGCCGATATTACCTCTTGTGCTGGATATGGGGATACTCTTGTTGTTGCATCATCTTCTTCTGAAAATTATTTTGTATACAATTACATAAGGGAATCTGAAGACCTTTCAAACATTGGAAAGTGGGAATATTATCAAACATTCAATTATCCATTAAGTACTGGATTTGGAACAAACATCGAGATGTCTGATAACTATCTCGTTTCTTATTCCACCAATGATTTTGTAATTTCTTTCAAAAAAGATCCAGACTTTGGTTATCAATACCACCAGACATTATTACCTCCATTTTCATCAGCAAAGGGATTTGGATATTCCATGTCGATCCAAAGAGACAATGAGATGATAATTGGTGCTCCTTTTGGAGAGAAGAGATATATTACTGGATACAATCAAGGAGAGGCATTCCATTATGTATTGTCACCCTTCACTAAAGAGTGGATTCTTATATCCGACATTTCACAATACTTCAACATGGACACCCTTTCTGGGGCATTTGGATATTCTGTTAAGATAAAAGGAAATTATGCTGCTGTGGGTTGCCCATTTGAACTCGCCTATTTGAGTGACTACCCTTGGATAGAAGTTCAGGCACAAGGAAAAGTTTATCTTTTCAAAAAAGATGAACAGGGGTATTTTACAAATAGAACAATATATTATCCCCCAAGTTTTGAGGGAGATGTTGTTAGAAATTACGGAAGACAGGTCAATATATTTGGAAACAACTTGGCGGTATTGATGCCTTATTTGTCTTCCGATCAAAATGATGCCATTGACATTTATAATTTGGGATGTCCAGCACTTTCTGCTCCGATGTTGAGGCCCACACCGACCCCAACGCCAAGCATAACTCCAAGTGCAACGCCAGCATCGACCCCTCCAGTAACACCATCTGTTACTCCCACATATACTCCTACACCAACTCCAACGCCCACAGTCCCAGCACTGGAAGGAATTGTGACAATTGTGGATCAAATTTCAATTTCTGAAATAAATGGAGACTTGTTATACCCGATAGAGGATAAAGGAATAGTTACATTTCTAGAAGAACAAATTTATTCTTTCGACAATGATGGAATTTTTCCATTTTGATTGAAAAAAAACATTCTTAGATATAAATAAAATTATATGGCAGTAGATTTCACAGATTTTACAACAGGCGGGACACTTTCACCAGACAACTATCTAGTTGGATATGACGTGGATGCATCTGGTGGAGAGAAAAAATGGAAATATAGTACTCTTTTAAAAAGTGTAAGTGCGGATATTCCAGCGGTTAAAAACGTTGCAGATTCTTCCACAGTTAATTTACATTTTACTTCTTCTACAGGAACTTTGAGCGCAGATGTTATTGATAGTTCTGTAACAAACTCCAAACTAGCTTTTGATGGAGGTTCTTTTGCTTTTAGAAATAAAATTATTAATGGCAATTTTGATATTTGGCAAAGAGGAACTACTTTGGCATCTGGAACCGGAACTCGATTTTTAGCTGATAGATTTAGAAATAATTCACTAGGCTCAACATATTCTGCATCTCAACAATTTTTTACTGTTGGTCAAACAGATGTTCCTAATAGTCCATCTTTTTTCCATAGAGTTGTAGTTTCCTCTGTTGCTGGAAATGCGAACAATGTTACATTAAGACAAGCAATTGAAAATGTCTCAACTTTTTCTGGTGAAACTGTAACGCTTTCATTTTATGCAAAGGCTGATTCGCCTAAAAATATTGCTGTAGATTTTGCTCAAGATTTTGGAACAGGAGGAACCTCATCAAGTCCTGTTAGTGGAATTGGAACACAAAAATTAAGTCTAACTACATCTTGGCAAAAATTTACAGGTACTACGAGTATTCCGTCAATCTCAGGTAAAACTATCGGAACTGATTTAAATAGCTTTTTAAATCTTGTTTTTTGGTTTGACGCTGGTTCAGATTTTAACTCAAGAACCAACTCTCTTGGTCAACAATCTGGAACATTTGATATTGCTCAAGTCCAATTAGAAGAAGGTTCTGTTGCAACTCCTTTTGAACAAAGACCGATTGGAACTGAATTGGCTTTGTGTCAGAGGTATTTTATAAGCACGAGGATTGGTAGTCAAAATGGCCATTTTAATCTGACAGGAGAAGCAATAAACACATCTACTATAGTCCTTGCTGGAACTCAGTTTCCTGTTGTAATGCGAGCGACACCAACAACAAACGTGTATTCATCATCAGCAGACATAGCTGGCAGGGTTACTCTTTTCAATGATAATTTAACTCCTATTGGTTCAGGTTTCACATTACCGGCCGCAACCCCACAAGGTATTTTTACTCGCTCTAATGGAAGCAACTCTTTGACGATTGGAGATTATTATTCGTTTAGCTATACCGCTTCTTCAGAGCTTTAATTATTATGTATAAACTAACTCAACAAAACCAAGGCGTGATTCGTTTATCTGACATCGCATTTATTCCTTTTGATCCTGCAAATACCGATTATCAAGCATATCTTACTTGGCTCAGAGAAGGAAATACTCCAGAACCTTATGTTCCTCCTGCTCCTACTTGGGAACAGATTAGAAGTCAAAGAGATGCTCTTTTAAAAGACTCTGATTGGTCTGTTGCTTCTGATGCTACTCCAAAACCATCCAAAGAAGCATGGTTAACCTACAGACAAACTCTCCGAGATCTTCCTCAAAGCTTCGAAGATCCCGAACAAGTAGTTTGGCCCAATAAACCAGAATAATTCTTCACTTTTGAATTCCCTTTCTAAATAATTCTGTGAATTATAATGATCCGGAATTTTTAAAAGATTTAGAAAAAACTGTAGATAAATTAGATGATTCTGTGTCCTTGGAGCAAATACAAGGAGCATTGAATCTTCCAGAACTTTCAGAGTTTTCAAAGCTTGCAGAAGGATTATTACCAGAAAATCTGATAAAAGTAGATGAAAACGGAAAATTAGGACTCCCAAGCCTTACAGAATTGCAGGGTGCTCTTTTTTCTGGATTATCAGACATCAAAGACTATTTGGATAAAGAAATAAGTGCAGCATTCAATTCCATAAAAGGAGAAATTCAAAATGTTATGGATGAAGCAAAGGCCGTTTATGATGATTTGAGCAACCTTTCAGAAACAATATCCAATGCAAGCTCCACTGTATCGGATATGGCAATAGATGCCCTAAACAATGCCACAGGATTGAACGTGGATGCCCAAGACCTCGGAAATATTCAAAAGACAATAACGAATTCCATAGAAAGTTTCACACAACTTTCTCCTAAAAAAGTAAAAGATTTGGCTGATCCTGAATTTTATGGAAGGGTTGTCAATGCAACACTCAATACAACACTTGACTTGGCAGGAAATGCCGCACAACTAGCCGCAATGAATGGACTAATACAAGATCAAGTTGATAGTTCTGGGTATGTTGATATGTTTAAAAGTGCAATAGAGAGGGGAAAAAACCTTATTCCTAAAAAAAATGAATCCGATGATACTGAATATAAAATTGTTGTAAAAAGAACAGTATATTGGGGCAAGGGAGAAGGGGCGACACCAGAATCAGCTGCAAAGAAGGCAAACTCTGGGAACAAACTTGTGGATGATTACAGCCTCCTTGTGGACAATTCCAAGGTTCTTATAGGAAGTAAGGTTAAATTTTTTGATGATCAGAAAGAAAGAGAGGCTGTTGATGTTGCAACTCCATCAAAGGGTATAAGTATCTCTGGAGAATATCCAACTGTTGCCATATATTTTGATACAAAGGAAAAGGCCCAAGCATACATGAAAGCTCGACCCGATGAAAACGTTGTTGCATTTGTAACAGTCCCCACCCCAAAAGAAAAAGAAAAGAAACAAAAATTAAAAAAAGACGCCAAGGAAATAAAAACAGAAATAAGTAAGGAAGAGGCTCAAAAAAGAATAGCTGAATTGGATGTAAAAATAGCAGATCTGGAGAAAAAATTGGCTTCTTAAAAATAATTATGAAAAATTTACAAGGATTTTATAGAGGAATAATTGTTCAAAACAATGACCCGCAAAAGTTGGGAAGAGTTAAAGTCTTCATTCCACACATTCATATGGCAATGTTGGATATAGAAAAAGACGACTATGATAAAGAATTTTATTTTGGAGAATTCGGAACAAATTATCAAAAAAAGGACAATAATCTCGTAGATCTCACAAAATACGTAGAGAAATCCAAACTAAAACTCCCTTGGGCAGAAGTTTCTCTTCCAATTACAGGAGGAGGATATAGTTCATTTAACTCTGGATCTAACAGGGCGACAATATCTGACAGTCCAAATTTTGCAAATCAAATAGCAGACGAAGACGGCTCAACTGGTGCTCCAGATGGTGCAGAGGTCAAGGCAAATCCACCAACCGATAGATTCTCTTCCTCTTCAGACAACCCAAACCCAATGGGTAGTGCATATACGACTCAATCTTTTTACAATGCACCGAAGGGGATGTTTGGAGTTCCTCAAGTTAATACAAAGGTTTGGCTGTTTTTCTTGGATGCAAACCCAAATACTCCAGTAGTTTTTGGATACAGCCCGTCAGCATCCACATACAATCAAATATACGACGATACGAACTATCCAAGCGGATATGAGAACAACGATCCGACTAAAGAAGCCAATCCTGAAAATGTAAAGAGAAGAAACATGATGGCTATCAACCAAAAAGGTGGAAGTATCAGTTTCAATGGAACAGACAATGAGGAATCACTGAGCATTGCACATGATGGTGGCTCTTATAC